GTGTTCCTGAAAGCACTGCCAAAATTGCTGCTTTTCTTAATTTCAATTGTGATATTCGTCGGCATACTGCCAAGAATATTATCGCAGCCGCAAAAGAAAGTGGTCTTGTTAAACAAGATAGCAAATGCTATGTGAATTTCCTTTGGAATAAGTTCCAGCTTAAAGAAAATGGTCTTAATAAAGAATTTCTTTATACCGAAACTTTCTTTATCTGTTCTTTCGCTAAGAGTTTTGAAGACATTGCTAGTGATGCTGGCGTTGTTCTTGAAAACTTCTTTGTTGACAATGATATTCACGGAGAAGACGTTCTTGGTAATACCAATAATAACAAATAGTTTGTTCACCTGCCCCGTAGAGGATAACACAAGATAAATAACCTGCTTTATTTCATTCTCAATTTGACAATGTTGTTCTTTATCGGGGCAGTACTCTAATTGCTTCTATATATGGAAATAGTTTATATTCCACCTCAAAAAGAAGATAATAATGTCGCTGGTGTTACTATTGATGCTGAACTTGTTAATACTGATTTAGATAACAGTTCTGAATATAATGGAATTATGCCAGACGATACTCCTTATAGTAACGATTTTGGTTTTTATGATTAAACTAAAACTTATATTAATATGAAAAAAGAAGATGCTAAGAAAATTGCTGCTATTATTGCTTGTGAAATGATTGGCTGCAATGGTGATTGTGATAATTGTGATAAAGATGGTGCTGAAAAGAAACGTCAAGAGCTTATCAATAAATTTAATGATAAAGCTGCTGATGTTCTTAAATTTGCTAAGTCTTTCAAAGAAAGTACTCTTGCTGAACAAAGAGAACTTATCTTTGATAAAGGTAAACATTTCGATGTTCTTGAACGAGTTCTTGCTATTCATGAAATTATTGATTTTGCTAAAGATATTGAACTCGGTGCTTTCAAAAATCTTCTCGATGCTTTCAATATCTATCATAAACTTATCAAGAATTGGAATGATAATATCAATCATATTGTTAAAGATGATTTAAAAGTTCTTGAGAATATTTATTGGGACAGATTTATTGCTCTTGAAGAAAATAAAGAAAGAACCAATACAAATATTGACCTTTCTGGTATTTCTAAAGAAGAACTGGAAAAAGAACTTGCTCGTAGAGCTAAAAAATAACAATCTTTTCGTACATATATTTCTACATGGATTTGTTGCTTTATTGTTCGTGAGAATAGTAATGCTCGTAAAACTTAATTTCTAAATGATTGACTTACTATTGTAGTTCGTGAGAATAGCAATAATTCTATTTATTTTGTGCATTTAGTTAGATAGTGTTTGTTTTTATTAATGTTTGTCATAGTGCAGAAGCGTCTGCGATTTTAGTTATCTGTTTTATTAAACTTAATTATTTGTCTTGACAATAGTACAGTTCGTGAGAATAGTGCTATTATTCTTTCTCTAACTGATGATGGCGAATTGAAGCCGAAACAATGAAGCTTTCCATCCTCTACGGGGTGTGATTGCGGCTAAATAGGTTCTTGTTAATCTTTATTTAGTTCATTGTCTTAGAGTTTAAAAGGTTAGTTATAACAATGCTACTTGTGTTGAATGTGAACCTATGTTTACAAATCTGTTTTGTCATAGTGCCAGTACTGTTCGTGAGAATAGTGCTGGCTTTTTTGTTATTGCTAATTATTATTTACTTAATAAATATACTTATGGAACAAACTATTTTAAATCCCAAATTATTATTGACGGTAATAATGCTTTTGTCATTATGGCTGATAGCAGCTATCATTTCCATTAATGCGCTGTGGCGTAGAACTAATAAACTTCGTGATTATTGCGATGTTTTGTATAGCCGTATCAATCTTCTTGATAAATATCAAAAAGAAGACCATGACATTATGATTAAACTTGTTGCTACTACTCAAGATGTTAATAAGAATAATGCTGAAATTATTAAGCATAATAAAAATCTTATTGAAGCTCTCAAACAAAAATCTGAATAACTATGGATAATATTGAAGAAATTATTGATGCTGATGTTAGAGATAAAGCTGTCGAAGATATGGCTGCTTATAAAGTCGGCGATGTTGTTTGGGTAATACCCGAAAAACGTTTTGGAATTGTCGAAGACCGTAGTCTTGCTAAAGATGCAGATAAAGTTCTTTATCGTGTTCGTATTGCTCCGCAGTTAGTGATAAGCGGCATTTCGGAGAACTGCCTAAGCAGACCGCCACATCTTCGTAGATAGGCTTCTTTTGCCCGTCATGCGATTTTCTATATCGAAATGATTAATCTATCGTTCTCGAATAAAAGTCGTGTGACGAGGCTGTAAATGCGTTATTTTCTTATTATATAATAAAATTATTTTGCTATGATTAATTATACAAATCCAGATAGAGAACGTTTTGTTAATATTGCTTCTATGGCTTTGTTTAACGTTCCTGCAAATGAAGAAGTTACAGTTGTTGATATTATTGATAAACTACGTTCTCATTATCAGATAATTGTTGCCGCTGATTATTATCCAAATATTTGTTGTTATTATCCTTATATTCGTACTACACAATATGTACCAAAACGTATTAACAACAAAGCCTTGGTTAATCATCTTGCCGAGATGAAACCTAATATTTGTGTTATTCCATTTGATACTTTTGGAAAATGTATATCGCATGCTATATTTCTTGCTTTTGCTTATCTTGTTTATACTAAAACAAATGACGATGCTCTTTTAAATAAGATTCTTGATAATAATGCTAATGATATTTATGTTGTTAAGCATTTCATGGATGTTGATATTATACCTATTAAGAATTTTATTACTTCTGTTCTTACACATGTAGATTTGCAACAGGCTATTAATGTTTATCTTAAATAACTTACTATTATGTTTGGATTTAGTAATGATTGTAAGAAAGACATTAAGATTAACATTATGCTTAATGCTCTTATGGAAGATAATACTGATGATATAGAGAAAGTTGTTGCTTTCTTTCATGGTAATTTTGGTATTTGGTGTCATGCTGATAAAAGAGATAATTATTATAATCTTGTTATTCATATTTCAGGAGATAAAGAAACTGAGCATATAGTAGTTAATGGTGTTTATTATATTACTAAAGAGAATGCTTTAATAAATGGAATTAAGATAATTCTTGCTTATATTTATTATCTTTGTGCTTTTACTCCTGATGATGCTTATAAAATTGTCGATAATAATTCTTTTTATGTTAAGGCTATAAAATGTATTAAATGTACAGCCAATAGTATTAACGTTAGAATAAAAGATAGATTTGATAATTATCATCTTACTAAAATTGACTGTGATTTTCCTACTCTTGTTGAATCTTTAAATTTTTAATATTATGATGAAGATATATTCCTCTACAAATGATGCGAGTGTTGTTATTATTGTTCTTGGTAAAACAGAAGAAAATTGCCAAAAAGCTGCTACTCGCTATTTTGTTAACAATCATATCAAAGGTGCTGCTGTTCCTATTGACCTTGTTAAGTCTACTTATTCTGTTGAAAAAGAATCTACGATTATTTCTTTTGACGTTCGTAAAGTATGAGGTGGCAAGTAAAGTTCTGGATTAAAGCTGCAATTATAATTATTATTGTTCTTGTAGCTATTATTTGGAGTGCTGTTAGCATTGCCGTTCTACTTGCAGATAAGATGGCTTGATGTTGTTTGCATCCTCTACGGGGGAGATAAATTGTAATACTATGGATATTGTTACTGATATTATTGTTATTCTTGTTTGTCTTAATATTTGTCTTGTAAACAAATATGTATTTCATAACAAGTATGATACTCAAAGCATTTGGATTATTATTGCCGTAATTGCGGCTTATTTATTATTTATATATGTTTAATTTAACCAATGTAAAGTTATGGGAAAATACGACGAAGTTGGAGTTGTTAACGTTCTTAAAAGAATGTCTGGTATCAGCATTGATACTAATCTTAAAGTTATTATTATTACTAATGGTATTCCTCTTGGTAATAGTACTAATGGCAAATTGGATTTTCTTTGCAATTATTGCGGATATAAGAAAATCTATAAAGATAATGTCACCCCCCGTAAAGGAGAAAAGAAAGATGATGTTGATGCCGCTGCTGATGTAAATATCAAGCATAAACCTAAAGACATTCTTGTCGCTAAAGTAAACAAGATTATGACTCATAAACGTTGAAGTCATGGTTAAGTTTAATTTCTCTTTATCTGCGCTTCAACCTAAGAAGCGTTCTCCTGTTAAGAAAGATGATGTAATAGCAAGAGATATAACAGGCAAAGTTATTACTGTTGACGGAGTTCTTAAATGCTATATCAATAATTCTTATCTTGGTCTTAATGGTTCTTATTTCTTTGACCCTGACAGTCATAAAACGTTCAAACGTAAAACTGTTTATTTTCGTGGTAAAGATAAATATGGACATCGTATTAAGATTATTCGAGATAAGGAAAGTCGAATTAGTATGAATAAGAAATTCTATTCTGCTATTGCTGATGGTCTTATTGTACGAGGTAATTTGATTAAGGATACTCTTGGTATTATTCGTTTTCATGTTATTGTTCGTTACAATCCTTCTGATGTAAGAGAAATATCTGATGCTTATAAAGAATATGAAGAATATATTAATAAAGAAAAAGAAGTAAATACAGATAATGGAGTTTGTCCCAAGTAAAAGAAATCAAGAAACTGTTACTCTTAATAAAGGGCAACAAAAGGCTGTTGATAATCTTATACAATTTATTGCTTCTCCGTTTTCTACAAGTAGTAACGTACAAGCTTTATGTGGAGCTGGTGGTGTTGGTAAGACTTTTGTTATGAAATATGTTATTGAACATTGTCGTTATACAAGGTCTATGATTATCTGCGCTGCGCCTACACATAAAGCTTGTCGTGTTCTTGCTAATGCTACTAAAATGAAAGTTGATACTATTCAAAAACTATTTGGTTTTCGTCTTGATGTTAACATTGAAGATTTTGACCCAAATAATCCAGCTTTCAAACCTGTTGGTAGCGTTAAGTTTAATGGCGATACTACACGAGTTCTTATAATTGATGAAAGTTCGATGCTTAATTGTGCTCTTGTTAATTATATACTTGCTTATTGTAGAAAACAAGAAATTAAGGTTATTTTTATTGGTGATGATAGCCAGCTTGCTCCTGTTAAAGAAACTGTTTCTTATGCTTTTAAAGTAGCGAGTAAAATCAATCGTCTTACTGAAATTGTTCGACAAGAAGATACTAATCCTATTCGAGAGCTTCTTGACATTCTTCGTATAGATATTAAGAATAGAAGTTATAATTTTCTTTCTTATATTTGTAATCATCGTAAGGATGTTGTTAACGGTAAAGGTTATATAGTTGTTGGTAATGCTGAATTTAAACAACTTATCAATCGTGGTTTCGTTGATAAAGATTTTGAAAAGGATGTAGATTTGTATCGTCTTGTTGCTTATACAAACAAAGCTGTTACTGGTTGGAATAATCATATTAGAAATGTTACGATTAAAAATGCTGACAGGTCTATTCTTAACAATAATGATTTGATTATGAGTTATACTACAATAGTTGACGAATTCAATGATATTATTATTAATAATAGCGAAGACTATATTATTCATGATATTCTTAATTTTGTTGACCAAGATTACGGCTTTAAAGGTTTTATGGTTAAGTTCCAAGCTATTCATGGCGGTGGAATTACTAAACCTTTGTTTGTTATTGACCATAGAGATGCTTATACTTTTAATACTTATTGTCAAGAATTAAACTATCTTGTTGAAACTGCTAAAGCTGCTCAATCTTATGATAGAAGTTCTAAATGGAAAAAGTATTTTGAGTTTAAGCGTAAATATCTTCTTCTTTGTGATGTTCGAGATACTCTTGGACATATTATGTTTACACGAGATATTGACTATGGATTTGCCCTTACGTCACATAAGGCGCAAGGCAGTACATATAAGAATGTATTCGTTGATATAAATGATATGGTATTTGATAAGAATGGACATCCTTATACAAATGCTGATGATTTGCTTCGACGTCTTTATGTTGCTTGTTCTCGTGCTTCTGACTTCTTAGTTTTGAATTATGGGTAAATTAATTAGACGTGTTGATGCCGATACTATTAGCAAATATCTTGGCAAAGAATGTTTTAACGATTTAGGTCAAAAATGTGTTGTTGTTGGCTATTGTAAAGCATATAGACTTTTTATTCTTGCTGTTCTTGATAAAGACGCTAATGGTGTTTGGAATATGACTCCTTATCATGATGAGAAAGAAGTTCTTGATGAGGATGATGTTATTCTTGTTCATTCTCCTATGTACACGCAATACAGATATAGCGATTGTATTTTTATAGAATGATTTTCTATATGACTGTTGATACATGTGCTTATTGTGCTTCTTGTCCTAATCGGTTATTCAATGCTGGTCGTAATATTGAAGTAGGAATTGGTTGTATTACTTCTGATACTATTCTTGTTATTCCTCGTGCTTATGGCAAGGAAAATAGAGATAGATTCATTGGTATATTAAAAGCTATGTGGCTTGATATAACTAATTACGAACTACTTGAACAATGTTATGTTACTTATGATATTAAGTGTCCTCGTTATCCGTCTTATAACGTTACTAAAGATGCTAATATTCATTGTAATCGAATTATGTGTCAAGAACTTGCTTCTATTAAATATAAGTTTATGATAATCTTTGGACGTGCTTGGAATACTGTTCTTCCTGGAAATGATAGTTTTAAAAGTTTTTATTCTAATGGTTATCATATTCTTTATATTCCTCTTAATTTAACCAAACTTGGTGATGCCGAGCATATTAAAGCTGTAAAAAGCAAACTTGCTAAAGCTATTCAACATTTTAATAAATATAGATATATGAGAACTTAATATTATGCTCCGAATAGAATGTTTCGATGTCGAAATTCTTCCCAATTTCTTTTCTATTACTTTTGTTGATTTGGCTGACTATCTTAAAACTTTTAAAGATTGTGTTAATGATAAAGGAAAGAAAATTCCTCTTATTCAAAAACTAACAGTTGCTGAGATTAAAGATAAACTTGGTCAAATTAAAAGCAAAAAGTTTTACATTACTGCTACTGACGATAGTCAATTATTTGCTATGGTTGATTATATTTATAAATTTGCTGTTGACAGTAATGGACTTCCTGCCCGTACAGACTTATATGGATACAATAGTAAAAGTTATGATAATCTTATGATTGCTGCTTTTCTTATGTATTTTAATCAGTTTGATACTACCAAAGAACTTATAACTAAACTTTATCAAACAAGTAAACGTATTATTGAACTTCAGAATGACAAGGAAGCTGGTAAAAATGATTTCTTTCTTCGTAGTCTTAATAAGTTTAAACTTCCTTTTGTTGGAGTTGATGTTATGAAAATCTTTGCTCTTAATAAAGCTGGTTCATATAATGATAGTCAAACAGGAGAAAAGAAATATATTCCTAAAGGTCTTAAACAAACTTCTATTAATCTTCAATGGTATGAACTTCTTGAATATGAACTTCCGCCTATAAATGAGAAAGAAGCAGAATATTATCGTAAAGATGTGAAGTACAAAGGATATAGTCTTGAAGAACTTAATAACACTATTGATAAGTGGGATAGGTATATTCTTGATGAATATATTCCTGATATGCTTCATTACAATCTTAATGATGTTTTTATTGTTGCTGAAATAGTTCGTCTTAAACCTGATGAAATTAAATCTCGTTATGCTGTTAGCGCAAGTTACGAAGTAGATGTGCTTAATAGTAGCCGTAGTAATATGGCTGATGTTCTTTTTCAGAAATTCTATACTAAATTTAGTGGTATTCCTTATGACCGTTGGAAAGACGGAAGAACCGAACGTAAAGCCATGAGTATTGGTAAGATTATTTTTGATTGTGTTAGGTTTAAAAATCCTCAACTTCAAGAATTACTTGCTAAACTTAGAAAGACTGTTGTTTATCGAGTTAATAAAGATTCTCTTCAAGAAGAGATTGTTATTGGCAAAACAGTTTATAATTTGGCTACTGGCGGTCTTCATAGTAAAGATATTCCTATGGAAATATGGAGCACTACTAAATGGAATGGAGTTTATCGTTCCTCTACGGGGGAGATAATTGATAAACCCGTAGATTCACGTCTTTATACAATTCTTCATTTCGATATTGCTTCATATTATCCTTCAATCATGGCTTATTATGGAGTTGCACCTGCTCATATGGTTAAAAGTGCTTTTCGTAATCTTATTCAATGGATGAAAGATACTCGTGTTACAGTTAAGCATTCTGATGAAGCTATTGTAGACGGTATTCCTCGTGATGTTCTTGCACTTGTTCTTAAGATAGTTATTAATTCTATTTATGGTAAATTTGGTTTTGAAAACGGTCCTCTATATGACCGTCTTGCAACTCTTCAAGTTACTATAAATGGTCAATTAATGATGCTTATGCTTTGTGAAGAACTTGAAGCTAATGGTATTCGTATTATTTCTGCTAATACTGATGGTATTATGGTTAAGGTTTATGAAGACCAAACAGAAACTTTTAATGCTATTTCTAAAGATTGGCAAAAAAGAACTGGTATGAGTGCTGATAGTGATGTTCTTCATTGTCTTATAGCTCGTGATGTGAATAATTATATTGCTCAATTCCGAGTTAAAGATAAGAAAACTGGCGAACTTAAACTCGAAGATGAACTTAAAGGAACGTTTAATCCTCTCATGTATCTTAATGACCTTCAAAAAGGTTATAGTATGCCTATTGTTAGTAAAGCTGTTTATGATTATTTTATTAATCATATTCCTGTTATGGATACGCTTAAAGCTGCAACTAATATTCTTGATTTCTGTGCTACTCAGAACATTGGGAAACAGTTCCATGTTGAAGAAACTAAAGTTGTTGACGGTAAATATACTGTTCATATTTCTCAACGTTATGTTCGTTTTTATGTTGCTAATAATGGTTACATGATTGAAAAAGTTCATAATATTAGCGGTGCTCGTCAACGTATGGCTGCTGGAGTTCAAGTTAAAGTTTGTAACAGTCTTGATGATATTGATATTGCTCTTCGTGATATTAATTATAAATATTATTATGATGAAGCATATAAGATTATCAATCCTGTAAAGCTTGGTATATCTCCTAAAGGAAAAGGTAAGACTAAGATTAAGAAAAAAGCTGGAATGTATAATTCTCTCTTTGATGAAGATGACTATGAAGATACCTAATAACTATTACGATATTGCTACTCGTTGGGTTAGTGAATTTAATGCCAATGGAACTTATATTTATACTCTTGACGAGGACATAACTCTTCTTTGTCTTGAAGTTTGTCAAAGGAGTATTGCTAAAAATCCTGCTACTAAAATTATTATTGTTGTTGATTGTTATGCTACTCGTTCTGCGGTAGTTAATACTCTTAATAAGAATAATATTCCTACCACTAATTATACTGCTTTAAGTGCCGATTATATTCGGCATGATGTTAACTATCGTTACAATATTGCTATTTATGTAAATCTTAAAACTGTTGCTGGAGTTCGTGCTGTTGCTTCTCGAACAAAGTATGGTTTGTTTATTATGAATAACGCTATTGGTAATGATAAATATTCTGCTGCTGATAAAGCTGAAATTTATAAGCTTTTTCCGCCAATGAATAGTGCTAAGATTACAGACATTACATCTGTTATCTCCCCCGTAGAGGAACATCGTATCATGCTTGGTTTTACTAAAGCTGGTGATAAAGAGAAGTATGAGGAATATACTGATTATATTACTGGCTGTATTAATATCTTTGGTAGTTTTGAAACTATGGAGTTTGCTCGTAATGGTAACAAATATACCGGAGAAAGTGCTGAACAAGTTCGTCTTGGTATTGCTGCTTATAATGGTTGGAGTGATAAACTCGACCCAAATAATCCTTTTGATAAAGAAGTTGATTCCTATTTTAATCCTACTTCTCTTGAAGAACGAGCTAATACAGCTTATAATATCATGCGAGAACGAAAGAATCTTCTTATCGATAATTATAGTAAATTTGATGCTATTTTAGATTTGCTTAATAATCAGCTTAAAGGTAAGAAAGTTCTTATTGTTTCTAAGCGTGGTGAATTTGCTGCTGCTATAACTGAATGTCTTCTTGAGAATGGTATTGCTTGTGGTGATTATCATGATGCTGCTGCTCCTAAAGCTGTTATTGACGAAAGGACTGGTGATTATGTACGTTATAAATCTGGAAACAACAAAGGTCAAATTCGTCTTTATAAGGCTCAAGCTCTTTCTAATCTTAATGTCGAGCGTTTTAATCTTGACGCCAATTCGTGCGATTTAAGCGACTTTCAGAAGTCCACCTTATTATATGTATTGAGTATGAAAAATCGTTCCTATATGGGGCTGGAATGCAGCGTAGACGCAGTTATTTTCACTACCCCGTTTAACGATACTATTGATGAGTTTCGTTATCGTTATAACGGTGTTCATTTTAATACAGATAAGGCTGTATTTTATAAGTTGTATCTTGCTGGCACGATTGAGGAGAAAGAACTAAATAAGGAGAAAAACAGCCCGATGCACGAAATTGTTAAAAATGATAATCAACAAAATTTTTTCGTTGCTGATGATTGTTAGTTTAAAGATAATATCTATCTTTGTCAATGTAATCAAGAACAAAAAGTTAGGTCTTTGAAATAATGGAGAATAAAGAAACGAATGAACGACAAGAAGTAGTTGCAGATGTTGTTCCTACTGCAACTAAAGATGAAAATCTTCCTGTTAATCATGCTCGTGGTTTTAGTTCTATTAATCTTTTTGATGCCAAGCAACAAGCTGCCGCTGAAATGCTTATCACTAAGATTATGAGAAGCGAAAAAGGTGGTGTTAAGTCTGTCAATGACGGTCTTGCTATCCTTATGCGGGCACAAGATTTAGGTCTTCCATTTAGTACTTGTATTGAACATATTCATGTTATTAATGGTAAGACTGGGACTGATATTCATATTATTAAAGCATTATTGTCAAGGGCAGGAGTAACTTGGGAACTTATCAAAGATTATACTCCTCAGTATGAATATACTGATGGCTTTAATGTTTATGCTGAAAATCTTCTTCCAGAGTTTTGTATTAAAGCTACAAATGCTGATGAAGCTACTAAGAAAGCAGAAGCTGATACTGAACATGTATATGTTTATCCCGTTAAGTGGTATCAAGATTTTAATGGGAATACTTATCGTGAATATCAGCTTACTGAACATCATCAAGTAGCTGTTAATCAGAAACATGCTAATAATATTATTGCTCAAAAGAAGATACCTATAACTCGTATTCCGGCTAAGCCTATTGATTTTGTTACGGAGTATGACCTTTGCCGCATTGTTAATGGTAAAGAAGTTCACTCTATTGGACATTTTTCTTATTTAGAAGCTCAAGCAGCAGGTATGTTTACGAAAGATACATACCAAAAATATGCTCGTATTCTTATTGGACATCGGGCTTTTACTTATGCAGCTCGTGATATTGCTTCGGATATTCTTTTCGGAGTTATGGAAACTTCTGAATTGAAGATTGTTAGTGGTCGTGAACTTAACGATGCGGATATTATCGACATTAGTGCTGAAAGTGTCGATTAATTTATTGATTACCTTTTCTTTTATTATATTGTTTAACATTTTAAAATTAAAGAACTTATGAAAACTTTTGCAAATGGTAAATTGAGTTTTGGTCTTGGTGCAGTTAACGTTGCTAAGCGTGGTGTTGTTAGTGAACCTGAATTAGTTATCAATCCGACAGTTGGTGCATTCCGTATCACTCCGCCTGTATCTCGTGCTTTGGGTCTGGCTAACGGTGACTATGTAATGTTTATCTCTACTGTTGCCGAAGTTGACAAGGCTATTGCGGAACGTAATCCGGAACTTGTTGCTCTGTGTGCAGAAAATGGTATTGATATTAACACTCCTGAGGGTGTTGCCGCTATCCATGCTGAATTTGACGAATGGGGTATTGCTAAGGGCGTTCAACTGTTTGACGCTAAAGGTAACCCTGTAATGTGCAAAGAACGCATGACTGCTGCTGACAAGCTACTTTATGTTAAGAATAACTTTGCAGCTATCCTTGAAAGTGCTATTCAGAATGGCGACCCCGATTTTGCCGCTTCTCTGCAAGCCGAGGGAATTACAGAAGAACAACAAATCGAGATGCTGGCTAAGACTATTGATGCCGATGAAGTTGAAAAGTATTCTGGTGCTAAATGTGCCAATTCTTCCAACTTGTCCGGTACCGGCGTAGCTCTGACTTTCTCTGATGCTGCTGTTTGGGCTACATTGAAAGCTGATTTGGGCGAAGCTGCTAAGACTGTTAATCGTACTTTCGAGGTAGATGTAACTGAACTTCGTACTGGTATCTACCATGACGGTTGCAAGAACGTTGAAGTTAAGGTTGCAATGCTTGGTAAATACAAAGACGAAACTCCGACCCGTGGTCGCAATGTAGATGCTTCTAAGAAAGAAGCTGCTGCCGACGTAGCTGCTGCCGAATAATTCTCCGTTATTTAGATAACTAATATAAAAGGCGTACATGATACTATTGTTGATTGTACGCCTTTTTATTTGTCTTTATTTTATTAACCATTTAAACGTTTAAATTATGCCAACTACAAGAATGGCTGCTAATGCGCAAGCAGCCGAAGTAGAAAATGTTGCTGCTGATGCAGCTGTTGAAGAAAACAAAGTAGGAAATCAACCAACCGCTGAAGCTCCTAAGAAGCGTCGCCGTGGTCTTTCCGAAAGTCGTGGTACTGCTCGTCTTAAATTTGATGAACGTGACATCGACCAAGCTACTCATCTTTTCAAAGGTCATCTTGAAACAGTTGAACTTGCTTGGGCTACCGAGAAAGAAGATAGCGGTCGTGCTTCTTTTGCAGGTCTTTCTGTTCCAAGTTTGGTATTTACTTTCGCAAGTAATGCTAAAGATGTAATTACTCGTAAGTATGTTACTCTTCGTTTCTCTCCTGTTGAAAGTAATGCTCTTACTATTCCCGGTGCTGCCGATGAATGGAAAGTTAATCAAGTCTTTGATTATCTGAAACACATTCTGAACGTATTCGTTCTTAAAGGTAAGCCTATGCCGGAAGAAATGGCCGATGCTCTTGAACTTCCTTACGAAGACTTTAACGAGCAAATGGAATATGTTCCTGTTGAACCCGAAGAAGTTCTGGCTGGTTGGAGAGTTCTGTTTGAGAATTTCATTGCTATTATGGAAAATAATGGCAAGCCTGTTTACAAAACTGCCGCTGGTTCTTATATTCCTCTTTGGATGAAGCTGCTTCGCTTTACTAAAGTTAAGAATGCTTGGAAGCCTATTGTAAGCGGTAATGGTGCTGGTGATTTCGGTTTCAACGGTTTTGTTGGTGAAGGTGTTATTGAAATCTTCGACCAAACTAAAGCTCCAGTTCTCCATGTTGACCCGACTAAAGAAAGCTTGATTTATCGTGAAACTGCTAAAGCTCCGATTGCTCCTGCGATTCCAGGCGCTCCTGCTGCTGGTAGCGTTTATAATCCGCAAGTACCTGCCGGTGCTCCAGTAGGCGGTTATGGCGCAGCTCCTATGCCTGCTTCTCCTGCCGCTGCTACTAATCCTGCTGATGATTTGCCGTTCTAAGCTGCTATTATTGGCGAAAAATAAGTAGTAAATAAATTTGGCTGTAAGGCTGTGAATTGCTATATTGGCGGTTCACAGCCTTTTTATTTTACTACTATTGACAATGACAATATGAGAAGAACTATTAATAATGGTACGCTTACTAAAGACTTTATATTTTCCAAAGTTAGTCAAGTTACAATTTTTTCCGTATATTCAGGTGTAAGCGATTATGTTATCCAGCACTGTATTGATACTGGCAATCTTATTTCCAGTCCTTTTAGAGCTGATGAACATCCAAGTTTTGGTTTTCGTTATAACAATAAAGGTGTTCTTAAAGGTAGAGATTTTGCTGGTTATTTTTGGGGAGATTGTCTTGATGCCGCTGCGTATGTTCTGTCTGGTATTGTCAAACGAAACATAGACATTAATAACAAACCTGATTTTCTTTTCGTTCTCCGTCATATAGTTTATACTTTTCGTGATATTATTTACGGTAAAGAAAAAGATGCCAACGTTGATGCACAAATAGCTGTTTCTCTTCAAGAAATTCGTAACCGTAAATCGGTTATTGAAATTGCTCCTCGTCCTTGGAATAAATTGGATAAAGCATATTGGGAACAGTTTGGTATTAGTCTTAATCATCTTAACACTCATTTCGTTTATCCTATTGAGCAATATTATATTAATCGTTATTCTAATCCTGAGCCTAAGTATTATTATGATAAGAAAGACCCTTGTTATGCTTATGTTCTTGGACAAGATAAACATGGTATATATAATGTTAAGCTTTATTTTCCTAAACGAAAGAAAGGTGATGTTAGATTTATTACTAATTGTAATCATATTGAAGGTGTACTTAATCTTGAACGTAATGATTATGATATAGTTGTTATAACTAAATCCACTAAAGATAGACTTGCTATTGAGAACCATTTCTATGTTTCCAATCCTCTACGGGGGTGGAAGCGGCTGACTTGAAGATTGGCGTTCTTAATCTTCCTCATGAAACTTATCGTCTTAAACAAAAAGAATATGATTTTATTAGAGAAAAGCTTGCCGTTGGCGGTAGTATCATTTCTCTTATGGACAATGATATGACAGGTTATCGTGAAGCTATTTGGCTTCGTGATGCTTATGATATTACTCCAGTTCTTATTCCTAAAGAATATGACGTTAAAGATTTTAGTGAATTGAAGAAAGAATATTCAAATGAAATAGTTAATCAGCTTATTGTTAATGTTTATAATTATCTAACTAATAATAGTGAAGACAATGGAGAAGACAGTGAACTTACTTGGAATACGGGAGAAAGCGATACTCTGCCGTATTAGGGACATGCACGAAAAGGTCGTGATGATGATTCCAATTACTAAAGAACAAGAAGATACTCTTGAACGTACTGAACGACTTAATCTTGGTGAGAAATTTAATAATCTTGAGGTTAGTCGTAAAAGCGTTATTTGCTATGGTGAAGTAGATATTGATAATCCTCAAGATGCTTATGCTATTAAGAAATTTGATTTGCTTGGACATGGAGAAAGTGATAACTTTGTTCATTCTAATTTTGATTATGAGAAAGGTTGTTTTACTACAATTGACGGTTATGCTAAAGGAGCGCCGACTTCTGATGCTATTCTTTGGTATCGTTACAATTATGTTCTTATTGGTAAGCCTAAACGTGTACTGATATTCAAGATAAACAAATCAGACTTATAGTTATGAATATTAATTTTGAACCCGATATTTATGATACGAATTGGGCGAATTACGAAATACAAACTAAAGGTCATGTTCGTGCTCTTGATGATTTACTTCGTAGTCTTGATTGTTCTCGTTATATTGAGGGAGTTGGTTATCCGATTAATGTAAATCATTACTCTTATGCTCGATATAGTTGGGAATATAATTACATTATAGAACATGGAATTGATAACGGAATACTATCTGATGAACAATGTCAAATATACCGAGAAAGATTTGATGCTCTTGATAGGAAAAATGAAGTGTTCGCAGCAGAACATCCTAAAATCGGTAACTATAAAAAGAGTAAAGGTACTAAAAGTAAAAAAGATAAAGCCGATGTTGTCGAACGTAAACCTCGTACTCGAAGAGTTGCTACAAAAGACATATTTAGCGGAAAAGTTAGTACAGAAACTCTATCCGAAGACGGTAGTCTAAAGAAAACTGCTGCCGATAGACGATTGGATGCTCTTAATGCTCGTGCTGTTAAATTTAGTTTTGGTACATTTAAACCTAAGAATGAATGAAAATATGGTTGTATAGAAAAAATAATGCCGAACAGCCTTATCGCTGGAGCGCTGAACTCAATACTGATAAAACTTATATAACTGTCCAGTATGGTATTGTTGGTAAAGCAACTTATACTGATAGTTATAAAGTTACTCAAAAAGATGCTGATAAAGAGCTTCTTTCTCGTTATAACGAAAAGAGGAAACAAGGTTATATAGCTATTGAGGATGTCAAAGATAACTCGCATTTACCCCCCGTAGAGGATGATGCGAGCTTCATTGCTTATCTTGCTGCTTATCTTCCCTCTTATCGTAATAACGAGAATAATGGAAATATTCTTCCTATGCTTGCTAAGACTTATACTGGCAATGTTTGGAAGAAGACTTCTTGTATGCTCGGACAATGGAAGATTAATGGTCTTCGTTGTTTTATTACTGCTTATAAAGGAGATACTATTTTTAATCCTGTTAGACTTAAATTTCAAAGTAGAGAAGGTATTGTTTGGAATACTTTAACCACTCTTGAAGATTATCTATTTGATTCTCTGTCTGCTGATATTATTCAAAATATGCTTGATGATAATTGGGCACTTGATGGAGAGATTTATCTTCCTGGTTATAGCGTTAATGAGATTAATCATTTTGTTAAAGACCCGAATGATATTCATAATAAGCTTCTTCAATTTTGGTGTTATGACATTGCTATTCCAGAAATGGTTCAGCATAAACGAGATAAAATACGTCTTGATATAAAGCCGTTTACTGTTTTCGATAGTAAAGATAAACATCTTAATAACAAAAAGCAGCTTGTTATTCTTCCTACTTATCATATTTGCAATGATGCTGATGCGTATGCTTGGAGAGATAAATTTATTGATTTAGGTTTTGAGGGACTTATACTTCGTAATCCTGATGTTGATTATCAATATGGTCGTCGTCGTGTTGGCTATATGGAAAAGTTTAAAGCTAAGACTGACGGTAAGTTTGAAATTGTTGATATTCAACCTGAACGTAAACGTAATCTTCCTATTATTACTTGTCGTAATGATATTAACGATTCTACGTTTGAAACTCGTTTTAGTCTTCCTCATGATGAGCAAGAATATATTCTTAATCATAAAGAAGACTATATTGGTAAGTTTGTGTTTATTTCTTATGGTGAACGAAGTGGTGTCGAGAAAGTTCCTTTTCATATTAAAGAAGTTAGTTTGATTTAATGCCAAAGTTTAATTTTAGTAAAGTTACAAAGCCGATAGAAAAGATAGAAGAAGTTACTAAAGAAGTTAATGATACTGCTGATAATAAAGTTAATAGTATTCTTTATGATTATCATGTTATTACTTCTAAGAAAGTAGATAAGACTAAAACTTATTACGATGCTTTCTTTAAATCTCTTATTCTATTTACTTATTTTGAAGCTAAATCTTATAACATTCTTCAACGTTGGGACGCTGATAGTAGAACTACACAATTCTTTGTAGCTCTTTATGCTGATGAAGTTGAAGACGCTGTTAAAATCAAGCGAGATTATACCGGTGGATATAAGATTTATACTTATAATATTATCCCTTCTGTTAATAAGAATTATAATGTAAATTGTATTCTTGTTGAAAAACGAGATAATCCTAAAGCTGTTATTTATCGTATTCGATAAGCTAATATTAAGGCTGGTGATGACAATGAACTTGTTGTTGCCAGCCTTTTTGTTTGCTATATATCTGCTTTCAACTAAACTAAAACGACATGAAACACAGCCGTAAACCTACTTCTTTTTGGCTACATTCAATTATCTATACCAAGATGATTAATCGTATTGCTTTCAAGAAACGTCCAACAGCGAGCCTTAAAATGCGTCATTCAGAAAATGAAAAAAAATTAATAGTTTTTTCTTCGTTTAAGTATTATTCGTATATTTGCTGCAAATATTAATGATATGATAAATTTTAGTAAACATAATCTTATTGGTTTTGCTGGAACTATTGGTTCTGGTAAAGATACTGCTGCTGATATTCTTAATTACCAACGTCTACAAGGTACTTATGCTACTTATAAGGCTTGGAAAGAATTACATGATACTAATTATCGTCCTGCTGATTTTCCTGTTGTTCATTTTAGTGATGCTAATAAAGAAGTTATTTCTATTGTTTTTAATATTCCTTTGGAAGATTTAAACAATAGAGATAAGAAAGATAATGGTGTTTATTGTTTTGATACAAGAAAAATCATTGATTTTAATATTGCTGTTAGAAAAGGTTATAATGTTATTGATTTTAATGATTTTGTTGCTTATGGTATTCCTTTAAATACTACTCGTTGTGGTGTCAAAGTTCGTCATTTAATGCAAGCTATTGGAACAAATCTGTTTCGTAATAATCTTAGTCAAAATATTTGGGTTGATAATACCATATTTCGTGCTACTGCTTGTATTAATCGTAATGGACTTTGCTTTATTCCTGATGTTCGTTTTCAAAACGAAGTTGATGCTATTTTAAATAAAGGTGGAGTTGTTTATCGTATTAATAAATTTGAACCTAAAGATGATAAACCTGTTCACGAAAGTGAAAGAATTGATACGCTTGAAGGTTGTATTGATATTGATAATAAAACTACTCTTCTTTCTCTTTATTACAAGATATATGACGTTATGCGAAAGCAATTGATTTAACCATCCTCTACGGGGGAGATACATAGATATAATTATGAATATTGTTAAACCTTATATTGAGCTTTGGCACCAAGACGCTGATTGGATTCATCATGTTGCTAAATGTGCTCGAATTTGTTATGCTTCTGACGGAAGTAATGATGTAAAGCTTGTTGATAATCTACTAAAGCTTGGACATCTTAGTATGTTTAGACATCGTTCTATTTATTATATTATTCCTAAAGATAATAAATATATAGAACTTGTTACAAAACTTGAATTTTGTCCTTATGTTGAATATCTTATTGGTAGTGAAGCTATTTATTTAGCTACTAATGGTCATTTTTATATTGAACATAAAGATAATATTCTTAAAACTCTTGAACCGTTTATTGTTACTGCTGAAGAATTTATTAATTGGGAACTTGGTTGGCGACTTATGAGATATACTTTTAAAGTTACTACTCAAATTAGTACTTCTCGTGAGCTTAACCGTGTTAGTCCTAATAATATTGCTGAACAATCTACTCGTTATGTTTATGAAAACGGTACTATTTGTTGTCCTCATTGGCTTGATTATGATTTAGCTAATTATATCCAAGAATCTGTTATTCGTAATGAAGATAAAATGCTAATGGACGATGAGCATAATAAAGCATATATTTATATTAGAGATTGTGCTAAAAATTTTGCTTCTTATAAAGTTCTTGTCGATGAATATAAAATGAACCGTCAAGATGCTCGTGGAATTCTTCCTCTCGATACTGCTACTATTTGTGCTTATACATATTCCGCATCCCAATGGCGTGATATTATTGATTTACGTTATCACGGTAAGACTGGTGCTCCTCATCCAAATGCCAAGATTATTGCCGGTATGATACGTGAAGAACTTATTAAATTTGGATATGATTTTTAACTAATTAATTGATACAACTATGAATATTTTTAGTAGACTTTTTGGACTTGGTAAGAAAGATAAAAGAAATTATGAGGATAAAACTCCTTATAAAGTTCAAATTATGAGAAAGGCTCTTGTTAGACGTGAAGTTGAATTTGGTAATCGTGTTTATTCTGTTCATGTACCTGCTCGTCTTGTTAAAAATTATCAAGCCGCTCTTGTAAAGAAAGCAAAGAAAGCTGTTCTTACTCCTCTTGAAAAGACTTATCTTACTGGTTATCTTAATCCTGCTTATCGTTATGCCACAGAACCTCGCAAACGCAAATAAATCTATTGAGATTGTTCTGCTTGGTGTTAATTGGTGGGGATATAAAGTTTATGTAGCTAAAAGCGGTCTTAAACTTGTTGACAATGGCGATGGTTTGCATAGTCTTACTGACAATGACGATATAGATAGTGACCCTTATGCTCGTGCTAAATCTGATAGATTTAAAATTGTAGATAAATTTAGTGATTAAATGAAGAAAAGTAAACGTTATCGTAAAAAGCTTGATAAGACGCCTCTTATTAATAAAAGAGCTATGCGTCATATTATTGAAAATAGTAATATTTGCAAGCATGCTATAAAAGAACTTAAACTTGCTGGTTATACTCCTAATGGAAATGAACCTACAAATTGGATGTATCATCAAGTTCTTGAAGCTATTGTAGTTTTTGCTTCTCATGGTAATAGTGGTCATTCTGCTCCTTGGGAAATTGACCTTGTTAAACGTCTTTGTAATTTTGATGTTCTTACTCCTCTTCGATTTACTGATGATGAATGGAATATTATTAGCGAAGACGGTACTTGTCAAAATAACCGTAAAAGTAGTTTCTTTAAAGACCCTAATGGTAGTATTCATAATATTTATGCTTTTAGTAAGAAACCTACTAAAACATATCGTTATGATACTAAAGCTTGGGGATACAATAATACTGGTATTACTTGGAACGGTGGTCTTTTTGAATTTAAAGATGGTGCTTTAACAGGTCGTTATTTTAATCGTTGTAATCTTTGGTATTATGATATAGAAAAAGGTTATTCTCCAAAAGAAACACAAGTTATTGATTGTGTTGAAATAGAGATTGCTAAAGACGATTGGATTATGGCTGTTGATGCAGATAATCATCAATTAGGTTTGCTTAGTTGTTATTATAATATTCAATGGAAAGAATGTCCTTGTATGAAAGATGTTCGTCTTGAAGATGTTACTCCTGAGCTTAGCAATAAAGCTTATGAAGAAATTAAACATGTTGATTATTAAAAAGATAATATGAATAAATCACTTTATGAAATTGATGCCGAACTTCAACGTATTGTTGATGAAATTATTGATGCTGGCGGTGAAATTACTCCTGAGCTTGAGGAACAGCTTGCAATTACTCAAGATAACCTTAATGAAAAACTGGATAATTATCGCAAGCTCTTTACAATGATTGAAAGTCGTGCACTTGCTTGTAAGACTGAAAAACAACGTATTGAAGTTCTTCAGAAATCTCGTGAGCGTGCCGCTAAGAAGCTTAAAGATGCTATGCTTGAAGCTGTACTTAAATGGGGTAATTCTAATAAGAGTGGCAATAAAGTTATTGAGTTAGATGATGCTAAACTTATGACTCGTGCTACTACTGTTTGTGAAACTAATGCTCCTTTAGTTCTTGGTTTAATTGATGCTGTTCTTGAACGTTATCGCGAACTTTGGAATATTGATATGCTTCAACCAGATGCCGATGAAGCTAACAACATAGATCCCGAAGGATTTGTTCAAACTGTAAATGCTAATTTTGCTGCTGAAAATCCTGATGCTGCTGAAACTATTGAAGAAAGAAATGATTCTTTGTTTACTGTTGCAGACCTTGAAGCTACTAAAGTTAAATTTGAAATTGAACTTAATCTTCTTGACCTTTGTAAAAAAGTAAATTGGGATGTTCTTAATATGTTCTTTAATCATGAACATGAAGCGAATCGTGTTGCTGCTTCTTCTACTTCTGATTATAAGCAATATATTACTTCTCGTGAAACTGCTCTTACTGTTGCTGAACTTTGTCAAAGTCAATCTTTAACTATTAAATGATAAAGTTATGTTTGACGTTATAGATAAACTTGAAGAGGTTATTGAATATATTCGTGATACTCGTGGTATTAATGACCGTGACCGTATTATTGATATTATACAAGATTTATTAAACGAAATCTGATTATGGCTTATAGTATTAAAGGACTTCCTTGGCAATATAAAGGTAGTAAAGATGTTACTCAATGTAGAACTTCTGCTCAAGTAATTGAAGCTGCTCAGCTTAATTGGGAAGTAAAGAAAGCAGAGATGGTGGCGAAGATGCCACTATCTCTCGATATGGATAAAAATCTTGATGATTTGACCGAAGCTAAAAAACGAGATAATGATGCTCATATTCTTGGTAAGAATATTTATTCTCGCTGTGATAACCAATACTGTACTTATAGAGATGACTATAAGATTCCTCTTGGTATGGTAAAAGGTAAATATACTATTGTTCAAAATAGTGCTGCTTTTAAATTCTTCGATACTGTTATTGGCGAAAATTCTGCTATTTGGCAAACTGCTGGTTTCTTTGGTAATGGCGAACGTATTTTCGTTAGTGCTAAACTTCCTGACAATATTCTTGTTCACGGTGACCCTGTTGAAAACTATTTAGTATTTACTAATAGCCACGACGGTAGTAGCGGTGTTCGTGTTCTGTTTACTCCTATTAGAGTTGTTTGTCAAAATACTCTTAATGCTGCTATCAGAACTTCTACTAACAGTTTTAGTATTCGTCATACCGAAAGTGTTCATAAGAATATTGAAATAGCACACGAAATTCTTGGTATTACTAAGAAACGTATTAAAGATACTGAATGGGCTTATAATGTTCTTGCTGATATTAAACTTACTGATGAAGATGTCATGGAGTATATTTGTAAGAGCAATCTTACAGAAACTGAACTTGAAGCTTTAAATACTACAAAACATACTTTTAAAGAAGTTGTATATCGCAACGCTCTTGCTGTTAGCGATGCTGGTTTAAGTACACGAAAGCTTAATGTTATTACTGATACTTATGAATATTATCATGGTGGTATTGGACAAAAAGAAATTGCTGGTACTGCTTGGGGAGCTTTCAATGCTATTAGTGGTTACTATTCTAACGTTGATACTTCTGCCGAGGGAACTAAACGTATGGATAGTCTTTTGTTTAACGATAAAGCTAAGAAACTTGAACGTGCTCTTAATTTTGATTTTGCAGAGATGTTATCTTAATTATTAACTTAAAAACAATTTTATTAAAATGGGAAATTTAGCTCTTGCCATAGCAAATGCTATTTATGATTTTAAACATGAAAATTTTCTAACATTCGATGAACTTTATAGAAAACTCGATAATGATATTAATCATATAGAGGTTAAAGTTTATCGTGAAGATAAATCTGTTCCTCTTCCTGCTTATGGCAAAGACGGTGATTGTTGTATGGATATTGTTGCTAAGAGTATCGAATACGATTTGATTAAAGACCGTTGGATTGTTCATACTGGTCTTCATTTCGAGCTTCCTCAACATTATGAAATGGAAATACGTCCTCGTAGTAGTAATACTAAATATGACGTTTATATTCCTAATGCGCCTGGGACTCTTGATGCCGGTTATCGTGGAGAATTACTTGTTATATTCAAACGTAGAGATGCTACCGTTGTTCAAGAAGGAGATATTATTGATGATATATTCCCTTATAATCCCGGAGATAGAATTTGTCAAATTCTTGTTCGTCGTCGTGAAGAAATTCATTGGCATGAAGTTGATAATCTCGAAGATTTGAGCGTTTCCGAACGTGGCGCTGGTGGATTTGGTCATACTGGTAAATAACAATGAAAACAATTCGATTTATTAAAACCAATGATTGTCTTGCTTGTGAAGTAGTTGAAAATATTATTTTTGATACTATATATGAAGGTAATTTGGCTACTTATATAGATGTTCAAGAAGATACTTGTAATGATGCTCAAGCAAGACTTAGTATGTTTGATACTCTTGCAGTTCCTCTTCTTATCTTTCGTATAGATGATAAAGAAGTTGCTCGTATTACAGGTTCTATGCCTGCTGATTTTTATAAAACTGTTATTAATAAATTTATTGAATTATGACTGTTATTGAACTTATTCGACTTCTTCAAGAATGCGACCCAGATAAAGAAGTTACTATGTATGATTATGGTAATAGTGATTGGTATTCTGTTGTTCGTGTCGAAGAAGATGACAATGATGTTAAATTAGATTTTGATTAAGCTATGGATGCTGGTATTATTGCTCTTATTATAGTCATAGCTGCTGCTATAATTATTCTTGGTATTGTTTGTGTTTATAATATCATTGATAATATCATTGAATATTTTCTTAATAAAAATACTACTACTAATGACAATTATTCAAGACATTGTTTGTTTGATGCTGGAAAATGGTTTATTATGCTTATAGTTGATTGTTTTATTGCTAATATATTTGTTTCATTATTAAAGCTAAAAGGTTTATTATAACAACCAAATAATAAAAAGAAAGTTTTATATGTTATACATAGCAAGGTTGGTAGAAATACCAATCTTGCCGATTTTGACAATACAGCCGATGAAACACCCCGTAAAGGATGAACAAATGAGATAGCTGTTCAGCTTCTTGTTCCTCTACGTGGTGCTTCATTTGCTAATTTAGATTTGTTAAACGTGGCTGTTATTGCTTGTGAAAGTAGTAGCAGCCTTTTTAATTTGATTATTAATTTTAAACTTTATAATATGGCACTTGAATTAAGAGTTTTTGATTTTAAAGCTAAAGACGATAATGGTAATGAAATTACTCGTTATGCTGTCCAGCACATGACCGACCGTGGTTTTCGTACTCTTGTTATTAAGATTAATGCAGAGTTCAATAATCTTGTTTTCGATAAGAAAACTGATGCTGTTAATATGTTGAAATTATTAAAGAAATTATAGCTATGCTATTTTTAATTGGAGTTATTGTGGCTTCTATTGCTACTCGAATTGGATATGTTGCTGCTAAAGAAGAAGCGGAAGGTAGAGATTTTGATTATAGTGGTCAAGGACTTGCTATTTTTACTATTACTCTTAATGTTTTTCTATTTATCTTTTGGTATTTACCGTGGTTATTTGAATGATTATTAATCTCCCCCGTAGAGGGTAGGCATGGCTCTTAATGCTATGTTTGCATCCTCTACGGGGGAGTTATTTTTTGTATAGTTGCTGCCCATATTTTTGATATTGTTATTGCTGCTATTAATGCTCGCCAGTAACGACTTATTTTAAGGCTTACTACGCCACTTTCGTATCAAAGCAATACAAATTATCACGACCAGCAAGAAAATGCGAAATTCGCAAAGGAAACCGCCAAATACGGCACATATAGATACAATAAACCCCGGCTTACCATAGTGGTAGGTCGGGGCTTTCTTTTATTAATCATTATCAATAACAGCACCATCTTCATCAATAATTAAATCTTGACTTACAAGATATAAATAATAAAGATAAGTTCTATATATTCCTTTAAAAATATGATTATGATTAACAATATAAAGGTTTTCTATATTAGAACGAACAAGTAAAGCATTTGCTGGAGCAAATTCTTTATTTCCATTTGGAAATATAAGACTATTAATAGCTTCATCAAAATGTTCATCCATAAAAGGATATTGTTTTATAATATCAGTTTTATTTATTTCAATCCAATTATGATTATACTTAATATTAGCAATAATATAATTAACAATAATTCCAGCATAAGAGTTAATACTAATCCAAGTATTATAATCTTGTTGGAATTTATTAGTTATGGTACAATAATCACCATATTTAATTTGATTAAAAGCGTTAGTATAATTTTCGTAATCAATATCTTTAATAACATCGGTTATTTTAATTTCAATGTTACGAATATCAATTTCAAATGGAGTAGGTCGAAAAGTACGACATTTAAGTTTAAGTTTAGTTTCATATCTATCAGAAAATTCACGAGTAGATACTTCATTAATTTTAGTCATAATTATATTGTTATTAAGATTATTATAAATAAGAGTAATTATGTTATTACTTCATTGACAAATATAGAAGAATTTTGAATATGTTTATAGCTTGTTGAAGAAAAATAAAAAATCCCGTCTACATTATATTGTAGGCGGGATATTAGTATTTAGTTATTAATCTCTAAGTTGTTCACCAAGAGCTTTAGCATCAAATACACCAATCATATTTTGTCCAAGTTTATAGTAATTATTATTATTAGGAAGTTCGATAAGACGATTAATACCACGAACAACAGGAATGTTACGAAGCATAAATACTTCAAGTTTAGTTCTATGAGCATATTGTCCAGACTTATATTCTTCAAGAAGTTCACCGTCGCCAATAGCATTTACCATAATAGAAGCAACTTTAAAAGCATCTTTAATTCCAGTAAATGAAGCGGACGGACTACTCCAAAGTTTATCACTTTCAGCAACAGCACCCCAAGGAGTAAATGCTTGAGCTTCGGAAGCAAGACGGTCTGCATTATACATAAGAAGATTATACCAAATAGCTTCTTCGTTATCATCATCACCGCCAGCTAAAGCAGTCAAAGCAACAACACCAGCAAAGGCAGCCATAGTCCAAAGAAAATCGGCATAAGTTCTACGTATATTAGCTTGTTCGTTTTCAGGAAGAAGCATATAATTAGTATGGAAATTAGCAGCGAAATTAACAAACAATTTAAGGAAGTTTTGTAGACCTATAAGAGCATTAGTTTTCTCACTATTCTTGTTAGCTTCACGAGCTTCTTTGAAAGGAATAGCAAGAAAATCTGCAAGACTTTTATAAGCACCTTTCTGAATAGTATCAAGACTTTCATCGTAATAAGCATTCCAACGATAACGCTTTTTAAAACCGGGATATAGATGTTTATGGAATTGGGTAACCATACCACCCCACCAATTGTTTTCAATCTTGGCAGCACCAATCTTATCATAAACACCATGAATAGTTTTATTCACATTGATTACTTTATTAACAAATCCAGCAAATTCATTATAAGTTAAAGCACTATCAGCTTTAATCTCAGCATAACCGTCACGTAATTCAAATTGAGAATAAATATTATCCCATTTATCGGCAAAGGCTTTATTATATTCAGCACGAACTTTCTTACGCTCTTTAATAAATTCACTTTGTTGAGCTTTACTAAGAGTTTTAACAAAATTAGTAACAAGATTAATCTTGAAAGTATTAGCTTTAAAACGTTCTTCTTCACTACTACGAATACGTTCTTTAGCAGCATTATATTCTGAAATTTGTTCATCAGTAAGAACATTAAGAAGAGCACGTTCAAAACCTTCACGAGCATAAGCTTCTTTAGACATAATCTTCCATTCGCCATCATTAGTCTGAACAAGTCTATGACTTTGCATCATAGCAAAAAGAACACTATTTTGCATGTGATGTTCACCAATAGATTGAGCAGCAAATAAAGAACCACGGAAACGTTTAAGAGCTTCACGAACTCCAGCAGCACTTTCTATAAGATTAATTCTATCATAGTCAATAATGTTAGCAACTTTAATAATACCGTCTTGTAAAGAAGTAGCTTTATCGCTATACATTCCAGCAAAATAACTAATAGTACCACCGAAATAAATAGCAGCACCTCTTGCATATTCACCCTCGTTAAAATATTCACGAGCAAGACGTTCCATACCAATATTAGTATGACCAGTAAGAATATTGGCAATACCACCAGTAATGTTGGCTGTCATATATTTAGTACCAGCTATATTCTGCATAGTTCCAGCAAAATGAAGAAGAGCAGGAGAATTACTATTCTTGTATTGTTGGAAAACTCTACGACGAATATAATCTTTTAATTGAGAAATAGTATTAGCATTGCTAACTGTCTTATAAGTAATATGGTCTTCATCACTAAGGTCTTTGTCAACAATAAGATTACGACCAAAACTTTTAGTTTCATAAGATTTATGCTGACTAAGAGCATCGGTAGCTGCGTAAAGAATATGTTTAATGCTTTGAGTAGCATCATGATTAGCACTTGTCTTAATAAAACTATCAAAGACTTTATCCCAATCAGTATCTATATTTTCAGCACTATACTTTTCATTATCAGCATCTATTTCCAAATTAGCATAACGAGCATTGTTTCTACGAACGATATAATCAGCTTGAGTTTCACCATTGTTATCATCTCTGTATCTCGGAAGTTGTTGCTTCTTTTTAGCATTAGGGTCAATAACTCTACGAAGCATAGGATTAGGCATAAGATAATCGTTATCAAAACTAATCTCGTTATCATTTTTCCAATTCAAGTCAGTAGGAACATTAGCAGAGAAACCCATAAAAGCAAGAGCTTCTTTACCAATTTCTGCCATATTAAACTTTTTACCAGTAGCAATTGAAGGCAAATAACCAGCATTAACATAATATTTATTGTTATCTGTATAAGCATGTCTAAGCATAGTCTTATACATCAAATCAATTGCTTCTTTTTCATATTGATTAAGAGCAGCAAAATCAGCATTATCGTAACCAGAACCTTGTTTATAGTTACGAGAATTAGATTTATATTCAGGATTAAGAATCTTTTCATCAGCAATATTTTCACTTTGATGTATTTTAGGACTCCATTTAGGTTTAACTTTAGCTCCACTATCATCTATATATTCGGTAGTAGTCCAAATACGAATAGGTTCATAAGCATGAGCATAAGGATTGTAAATATGATTCTCTTTATACCACTTAATAAACTCTTCATTACCTCTTGCTTGAGCAGAACGATAAGCGTCATTATAATATTCAGTAGTAACAGTACGAGTATGTTTCTTTATAAATTGGAGAGCATTAGTACGTTTAATGTCTTTCCATTTATCAATATCTTTAGGGCGAATAGTACCGTAAAATGTAGTATTAGGAATTAAATCACCATTAATGTCTTGTCCATTGGTAAAGATTTCTTTCCATTTATTGTAGAATTCAGCACCATTTGATTGAGCATCAATACGGTCATTCTTAAATCTATCTTCATCAATAACAACTTCACATTCTTCTTCAATAAATTCAGCAACAGCTTTGCTTCCTTTTCCACGAACAAGACCTAAATCTTCAAGCAAAAGTAAAACGTTATTAAGGTCTTTAATAGTAAGACTATGAGCACCTTGTCTAAAATTAAAAGCACCTTTATTATCCCAAGCCTTTTTAAGAATAGTATTGATAGCTTCAGTATCTTCTATTTCTTCGGCTGGTTGTTTACGATTACTTTTAAGTTTATTATAAAAAGCAGGAAGATAAACAATATCATTGATTCTAACTGGACGAATAATACCGGCATAAGGAAGACCACTACGTTGGTTAATATTATATCCAAATAAAGCTTCATGTCTAATATCAGCAACTTCTTTTTCATTAAACAAATTACCATTAATAATACCATAGGCATCACGAGCATTATTGGCTTTAACCGCAGTAGCAAAAATACTTCCAGGCTTACGAGCATCTTTTAGTTCAGCATAAGCATCGTTAAGACTTTTGGTAAATTCTTTATCAATAGTATAAGTAGCGTTATTCATAAGCCATTCTTTGGCTTTACGATATTCCGTATTCTTCATAAGACTTTCTCTATCAATAAGAAGTTCACCGCTGTCATTACGAACCTCAATACGCTCAATAGTGCTAAGAGCTTCTTCGAGTTGTTCTTGGAAACCAATCTTAGCCTTACGTTCAAAATAAGCTTCTTTAATTTTAGCTATATTGTAAACGTATTCGGAAAGAGCACGAGAAGCAGAAAGTTCGTTAGCAGGTTTAAGTTCATTATCGTCAGTAAAATCAGAAGTAAGATAAGCTATCTTACGATAAATAACTTTAAGTTTATTATTTTGTTCTTCGCTATATTGACCATTAGCGGTTTTGAGAAGAACATCTTGTTGTTCAAGAAGAAGTTCTTTATAACGAGAATAAATATCAGGATATTTAGTAAGCATATTCTCTTCCATAGTAAGAAGAGCATCTTCATACGTTAAAGTAATACCAGCGTCAAGAACAGCTTTGTATTGTTTCTTTTCATCAGGAGTAAGTTTATCTGGGTCGATAATACCGTCAATCTTTTTATTTTCATCAAGAAGATAAACCATAGGTTTAAACTTACTAATAGTAGTTTTAGCCATAAATCTATCTTTCTTATGTTTAGCCCAAAGAGCTTCAACAGAAGTAGTACTTTGAGTAGCAGCAACCGCATTAGTATATGCTTTATCTAAAGCAAGATAATCTTCATCAAGTTTTCTATCATAAGCTTGAACAAAACGACCATTCTTAATCATTCTGTTATAATTAATAGATTGACCAGCTTTGGCAGCACGTTCTTTAATAGCTTTCATCTGAGAAGCAAATTCAACAGCTTCATTTCTACCTTTTATTTCAGCTTCTTTAAGATGTTTATCAACTTCTTTTATAACAGTTTGAACAATAGTATTACGATTAAAATGAACATCTTGTAGCCAAAGGTCAAGGAAACTTGTATCTCCATAATTAGTAAAGATGTCCATCATTCTTTCTTTCAGCATCGGGTTGTTGCTCGTTACTTCATAGAAACGAATAAACCAATTATCACGAGCTTTATTAACCGCAACATTATTCTCAAGTTTAGTAAGAATTTCCTTAATAGTATTAATTGCTTCAATAGTAGCATCATCAGCACCAGTTACAGGCAAATCTTTAAACATAGAAAAACGGCTACGTAAAGTATTAACAGTATTAATAATATTAAAGAAATCATTCTTAATAGTATCGTTCTCAACTTCGGCGATAACATTTTGAACAGAACCAATAATATTATTACCTAATTCAGAAAGTTCACTTGCTGGAAGATTAATATAATCTTTGAAAGCAGCTTGGAAATTATCAAGATTAATCTTACCATTATTAATAAGCTCAACAACTTTATTATAAGCAGCAATAAGCTCATTGTCATATCCTCTACGGGGGGTTGTACTGATGTTTATTTCAGCACCGACATTATTAACAAAATCGGTATTGGCAAGAACTTGTTTAATATTTCGTTTAACAGAAATAACAGCTTCAATAACAGCAGGGTCGTCAATAGCAATAGAATTACCATTAATGTCAACCATAAAATTATTAATGCGACCGTTAAGTTCAGAATAAACAGCTTTAAAATAATTAGCAACAGCAACTGCGTTAAGAGGCATATTAGATGCAATAGCATTAGCATCAATATTATTCAAATTGGCATTATGGAAAGTACGCATAACAGAAGCAGCAATCTTATCTCCATTCTGAGCACGTCTTCCTATATAAGCATTAACTCGCTTAAATCTATCAACGATTGGGTCACCGTCAGATATAGCCGAATAAAGAATAGTAGGTTTATGAACAACTACTCTATGAAGTTGATAATCTTCTTCAAGATTACGGTTAGGATATTCTTTAAGTATTTGAGCATAGTCAACACTATTTTGGTCATTTTTATCTGTAATAGCAGCAGCTATTTCGTTATTCATTCTTGTTGCTATATAAGTATAACCGTCACGAGCAACGAAATTAACTGTACCAGTAAATCCAGGATTTACAACAACAGGAGCAGGATTTTCATAGAAATCATTATTAGCGATAACATTTTCAACAGCAGCATTGGTTTCAACAGTAACAATATCGCTTTCGTCCATTTGTTGCATAAGCAAATCAAAATGCTTAGCAAGTTTATTTTCAGTAGCATTATGAATTACTTCGTCGATAGCAGGATAAATATTATTATCTTTAATAATACTCTTTTCAACAGTTTTATTTACATCAATTGTAGAAAGTCTTGACAAAGGATGATAAACAATAACACCGTCGTCGTAAATACCAGTATAGGTACGAGTAACACCACCATAAGTAAGACGAATAACAGTCTTAGGACTACCGTCTTCGTTAATCAAATTGCCATAAGTAAGAAGTTCATTAAATTCAGCAGGAGTCATATCTTCGCCAATATTATTAAGATTAATAACAATTTTAGAACTATCTTTAGTATAATAAATCGAACGACGAAGAGCAGCTTCTTTATCTTTATTCTTTGCAATAAGACGACCTATATTAGCAAATTGAGTTCTAAAACTATCAAGATTTTGACGAACATAACCAAGAGCCAATCTAACAGATACCTGCCCCGTAGAGGGAGAAACACGCCAATTGTCCATGCCAACTTTTGCATCATCGGCTATATTAAGACCGCCTTGATTAAAAGCATTAAGAACTGTAACAGGTATTGCACGAGTAACAGCTCCATAACGGAAAAGATTACCTTCAAGAACGTATGCGTATTTAACTAAATCAACAAGAGCAAGTTTAATGATAGGATTATTACTACTCCATGCAATATTAAAATCGTTATGAACAGTATCAATGTTATTGTTACCTTGATTTAAACGAATTTGTTGACCAGTATAACCTTGACGACGGAAAGTATTATCATTAAAAGTATTAACATCAAAATGTCTAAAGATACCTATATCTTCGCCAAAATTTTGTTGTATCCAAATAACTTTCTGAGCAGGAGTAAGACGATTGAAAGCATCAATTTCTTCTTGAGTAGGATTAGTTATATCATTAATAACTAAATCATCAATAGCTTCATTATTAAAACCAATACCAGCAATACGAGCAAGCTCCATTTCTCGAATAGCATAACTATCATCAGAAGTCATTACTTTATCAATACCAAACATACCAGTTTGAGAATCAATAGTAATAGGAGAAGTCAAAGCTGTATAACCAGCATTAGCTAAATAAGAACGAGAAACAAGCCAAGCAGAATAATCTTTATATTGTTCTTCGGTAAGACGACCATTAGAAGTCAAATCACCAAGAACGTTAACTCGTTGAACAAATTGTTCAGAAGCAGTATCATTAAAGGCAGATGCAACTTTAACAGAAAGAACGGTAGACTTTTGTAAATAATTAGCAAGAATAGGATAAGTACTCTGCATAACATCAGATTTAGCAAAAGCTTCAATACCATTTTCTATTCCAGGAAACATAGATTCAAGAAGACCAGTTTCGTTACCAGTTTCTTCATTAAAAGAATAAAGTTTATTAGAACTATTAATCAAACGATTAATATCAGTAAAAACTTTATTGTTCATATAGAACGTTTGCTTAGCACCATATTTATCAGTAGTCATAATAGAAAGATGACTATTAATAATATTGCCAAGAGTACGAATATTATAGAATTGTTTAAGAGCAACATAGTCATGGATTTGTCCCTCTACGGGGGAGAGACTATTATTAACCCGTTTACGATTCATTTCGATATTAATAGGTGGATTATACCTATCACCATAAATACGTTCTATTTCATCACCAAATTTAGCATCAAGAGCAGAAATAACGGCATTAATACTATTAGAAGTTTCAATACCATTCGCTTTTGCTAAATCAACAAAAGTAGTAACAAGCGGGTCAAGTCCACTCTTAACTCCAAAACCTTGATTTTCATTAACATTACGAACAAGTTTATCCATAATAGGTTGATAAAGCATACTAAGAGCTGTATCAAAATCAATACCTGCAATAGTCATTGTTTTGAAAGCAACGAATGTATATCGGTTAAGATTACGAACAGCATCAGCTTTCATAACGTCAAGAATATATGCAGTAGTTTGTGAAGTATAAGAAGTAATAAGAGCACCATGAATATTCTTATTATCGTTACTCCAACCAAGTTTATTATGACGAATAATAACTTTATCACCGTCGATGGTTACATTATCTTCTCCTTTAGCATTAAAACGAGCTTTAATGGCAGCTTTATCTTTATAGTATTTCTTAAGTTCAGATAAACTATAAACAACAGGTATAGTTTTATGAACAGTCATTCTTGTTACATTACCAATACTGGCAAGAGTATCAAGATTAACTGATATACCTTTAAGAGTACGTCCAGCAGAAGCTGCTTCATGCCAATTAAGCTGAGTAAGAAAATCATGAGAACCAACTCGATTAGGATTAACAACATATTGAGAAGCAGTATCAACACGTTTGCGCCAAGCTTTATTAAACTCATCTAAAACTTTAAAGTTAGACGTACCGACATTTTCTTCGACAGCACTATCCAAATGAAGAATACTAATAAAAGCATCAAGCAAATCATTATTACGATTACGAACATCAACTCTATCGGCTTTATCAGCATTAAACCATTTATCATACAACATCATTTGGGCTTCTCTCGCCGACTTTTGTGCTTCGTTGAACTGTTGTTCACGTGCCTGCGAGAAAACGTCTTGTAGGGCTTCGGAGAGCTTCTGCGAGTGTTCTACGTTGGCGTCGGACTGGGCATCCATTTCTTGTTGCAGTTGCTCGAATACAAGCTGAACATTATCAAGAGCTTCAGTTTCAGCAATAGTACCAGACATTTTAAGCTCGTAAAGACGAGTAAGAACTCCAGCAACATAATCGGAAGTTTTAACATTCTTAGGTTTATTGCCAATAGTAGTAGCTATCTTATATAAATCTTCTTTAACGTTAGGATTCTTACTATTCTTAGCAGATTTCCAAATACCGTCAACAGATTTATACATGCTATCAATACGAGCTTTAACAGCTTCGTAATAATCAGCATTTAGCTTCTCACGTTCAGCATTAGATTGAGCTTTAATTTCATCTTTAGTAAGAGCAGCTTTATCAACATAATCACGAATCTTTCTACGAGCGATTTTATCAATGTTAGAAAGAACGTAATTAACATAACCAATCTTACTTTCTTCGCTATCACGTGCAGCGTCAAGATGAAATTTCTTATCATTATAAACAGTAACTTTACCATCTTTTCCTTTAGTAAGACCAAATGTCATAGCATAAACACTATCAACATCATAGTCGGAACCAGATTGATGAACCCAGTTCTCAGGAAGAACAACAGTACTATCACTAACATCAGGAAGAAACTCAACAACACGCATAATAATAACAGATTGTTTACCCTCAGTAGGAATACGATAACCAATCATTGTACGAGCATCTTCACTAACATCTTCTATATTAATACCGTCAAGTTCTTTACTCCAACGAGGAAGTTTGATTTCAGCATAATAAACATCGTTATCATTGTATTTACCAATCTTACGATAAGCAAGTTTATCATCTGTGGCAGTATCTTTAGTTGTTTTCCAACCGCCAAAGCCAAAATCAGCAACCTGTGCGGCGTGCCAACCAGGCATACGTTGACGAGTAATCTCGCGATTAAAAATACCGTTAACAAGATTTTCTATCTTATTAGAAATACTATTAAGATACATCGGATAACGAGGATTGCCATTTTCGTCAGTAGTAAGAAAATCAAGAGTATTTTTATCTGCACCATTGCGAGCAGCATTTTCACGAGCAAGTTTCAAAAGTCTTTCATAATTAAGACCAAGAATATTACCTTGCTCGTCAAATTGAAGATTACCATTAGAATCAAGAGGAATATTAAGCAAAGTACAAGCGTTAGCAAAAGAAGTATTTATATTAGAAACAATATTACGGAAAACTCTTTGTTTAAGAGCACGACCAGTAATATCATTAGGAATATTATCAAGAAGCTTCTTATAAACTTGAATACCTATTTTGTTCTCTTTATCTTTAAGATGAGAAGGAACTTCTTGTTGACGATAAAGATAAGTATATTGATAAGGTTCTTTATATTTATCAGCATCAGCAATAAAACGTTGGAGCTTAGCATCAGTTAGCTCCCCCGTAGAGGAATCCCATAGCTCAATCAATCTATTCTTAGCAGCTTTGGAAGTTTCAACAGTATTAAGTTGGTCAATTCCAGCAGCTTTCATAGCATTATAAATAGCTTCAAATTCTGTTCCTTTTATAAGCTTAGGAATAAGAACATATTCGGCATTCTTTATTTGAAGAGGAACTTCACGATTACGAGCAGCATCATAATGAAGAGTATAATAGAAATTCTTTTGAACTTGAATTTTGTTAAGAGCATCAAAATCAATTTCTTCAAGCGGCTTATCACTAAGAAGCGCTTCTATAACATTTTTATATTTATTATATTCACCAGCGATATAAACACGACGAATAAACTCATCAAAAGTAATATAAGATTGAGCATCATTAACTTTTTCTTTACCACGATAAGCATCAAGAAGTTCTTCTCTACGAGTTTTTGGAACTCCGGCTTTTTTAAGTTGAGCTTTAATACGGTCAATAGTTTCTTGTGTAGCAGCACGTTTTGTATTTAAAACTGTAACTGCATTAAAAGAAGAGCCAACTTCAAATTGACGACCGCCAGCTTCAAATTTAATTTTAGGGGCAGTTGCAAGATTAGTGTCATTTACACGAATATTGCTATTACCAAAAGGAGCACCACTACCTTGAACTTCTTTAAGACGTTTAAGAATATCTCCACTATTCTTATAGTATTTACTTTTGCCATTAAATAAATCATCAAGATTGCGTTGATGAATAACAGCATTAAGAAGAAATTCTTGTATTTTCGGCTTATTAATAATAACCTTTTTAGCGTTTTCATTAATAGCTTCCATATAAGTCAGAAACTCTTCTTTAAGACTTTCATAAGCATTAGTAAGATAACTATCAATATATTGAGAAATAGCATCGTTAATAGCAGCAACTTGTTTGTTATTAAGTATAACTTGACCGTTGATTACTTGTATTCCAGTATCGCCAATTTGACCATAAAGAATATCAATAACTTTTCCGTTACCAAGAAGATTATCATAAAGACTAAGGTCAGCATATTCTGTATCTAATTCAGAAAGACGAGTACCACGACCATGAAGAATATATTCGCCAGTAGTTTCATCAATGTGAAATGCTCCTTTATAAGTTTTAGTCTTTCCATCAACAGTTTTTTTATAATCAGCAACTTCATAATTTTCATACATGAGTTTTTCGTCATAAGTACTATTAATAACAGGAGCACCGTTTACAAATTCAAAAGCATAGCCAGGATTATTACTTTTTTCAAATATATATTCATAAATATTATAAGCATCAAGAATTTCTTGATAAATAATATTACGGAAAGAAGCAAATATAGGATGATTTACATTAAAAGTTCGACCATTATCGGTGTCTTGAAAAAGACCATCCATGTTAATAATAGGAGCTTTAAACATAAATTGGTTACCGGCATCAGACGGAATGCTAAGGAAAAGATTAGCAAAACGAACTTTATGGTCTTTACCGTTAAACGTAATAGATTCTTCTTTAGCGGCAATAAACTCAAGGAAATTAGACATAAGATAATCTCCTTTAGTCATAGTCTTATAAATATAAGGAGAATAATCTCGTCTGTCGTTAGCACCATTAAAGAAACTAACTCGCATTAATTCTTTACCATAAGAAGTAAGTTCGTATTGATTACCAACTTTTCTAAATAAACCGGGAACGAGATTGCCGTCATTGTCAACTTTTTCAATAAGAATATTGCTATAATTATAATCAGTACTCTTAAACTTTTGTTCAGCAAAAGCACGACATGCTTCTTCGCTATCAAGTATTTGATTAAAAGTAAGAACATAATTACGGTTAAGAACATCCGATTGAAGATTACCTTCAGAATTACGACTATTAAGAGAAACAGAAGTCGCTAAATATTTATTAAGGTCATTGGCAAATGAACGAAGAGCAAGTATATCAATAGGTTCAAAGAAACTTCCTTTTTGAGCATCAAATATAGCACGTTCTTGAGGAGTAGCTTTAAGATATTTGCTTTTAGTAACATTAAAATCACGAGAAGTTTCAAAAGTATTTACTAAATTATTAATAAATTTATTATATAATTTAGGCTTACGAAGATTACTTATAGTTTGATTTTCACCACGAGCATATTGTTTAATAGTATCAACTGTAATATTAGGAATAACAAGTTTAGCTATCTTATATATTTTATAAACAAATTCTTCTTCGGTAGTATCACCATAAGTAATATTATTTTTAGTAAAATCAAGAAGTTCATCAAGTTGACTAATAGCTTTTTTTGCTTTAGGAATAGAAATATTACGAACAGTATTATCAAGTTTATTGAAAATAACATCTGCTGGGTGAGCAGATAAATTGGTAACATTTGTACGAGGATTACCTTTACTATCAATATAAGTTTCAGTCTTATTAGGAATAGGACGATTAAAAATCATTCTGAACTTATAAGCAAATTGAGGATTTTCTTTAAGATATTGCTTAATATAAATAAGAGATTCCGCTCCTTTTACATTATTAGCAACTTCTTCAAGACTATCCATAAATACATCAAAATTATCATTACGAACTTTGGTATAAAGAAGAGCTTTCAGAAAATCAGCATCTTCATATTCAAGCGTACCAACATTTTCGTTAACTTTGCGATAGAAACGATTATTGCCTTTTGCAGTAGCATTAATCGTAGTATTTTCAAGCTTGGGAATAGTATTAAGAAAAACTTTAACTATTTCGTCAATATGGCCTTCATAGTTAGTAATTACACCAAGGGTATTTGTAAGCTGTTCAAGTTGATTATCGGTAGCATCTACCGCATCAGCATTAAGCTCTCCAGTTTCATAGAAATCTTTACTATCAGAATCAACTGTATCATCATCAGAAGTATCATCAAGACGATTAATGATAGACGCTACTTGTTTATGATTAGCAACTTCATTAAAGAAAGCTTTATCTTGAAGAAGCATAATCATATTATAATGATTTTTAAGAGGAGTGGTATTAATTACATTGTTAAGATAACCAAGTATTTGAGAACGAGGACTTTTATTACTCATAAAAGATTGAATAGTATTGCCCACTTCAGTATCAACATTGGCATAATAATTGCGAGCAGTAGCAATAAAATTATCAACAATAACTTCATATAATCTATTATGAAGTTTATTGTAAGTTTTAATAGAATTACGACCGCTAAACAAATCGTTAAAGTAAATAACATTAGCAACATTAGCTAAATAATTAATAGCATCAACACGAGCAACATAGGAACTAAAACCTTGATTTTTCTCTTTGGCTTCATTATTTATAATGTCACCAATACTACGAGTAAAATTAGCTTTATAAGCAATAATAGCTTTATAAAGCTCATCCATGTTTGTATAGTCGATGTTATTATCAACTAAATACTTTTTAAAACCGTTTTCTTGAGTAACGGCAAAAAGGGCATTGTAACTCTTTGTTCCTTGTCCAACCTCAGTTGCAAGTTTTCTGTTAAGAGCGTCATTGTTAATAATGACTGTACTACAATCCATAACATTAATAAGTTTATTGTTAATAATAGCAATGTCGGACACGAAGTAAAACATACTTACATGCCCGACAATGCGGTTTATTTGGCTTCTAAGCCACGTTTATTTTCAGTCGATTAATCTATCGGCACGTCATATAAAGTTCTCCACGCAGCAGCGCAGAACGCATAGCGGGCTGTAACGGTGTTGGCATACCGTTCACGAAGTCGGATAGATTTTGTGCTGTGTAATTATCACTAACAGCACTAAGTAGATTATCATCATTATAACCACCATCATCTGGATTAGTAAATTCATCATTACCATAAAACTCAGGATTATTTGAACCTTGTTCAGAAAGGTCAATATCATAAGTTTGTGGAGTAGCATCAACAGTTGTAGTAATATTATCAGATTTAGGATTAATACTATTAAGTAATTCAAGTTCACGTTCAAGTAAACTATCTTTATTAACTTCAATACCAAGAACATCTATAATAATATCAAGAAGTTGTCTAAGCAAAGATTTATTCTCGGTCTTATTAAGAGGAGTTCCGTCAGCAGAAATATTATTAAGATGATTAATAAGCTCACTATTAGTAAGCGTTTCAACAATAAATTCTTCAAGATTAATAGTTTCGTCGGCACGAATATTAAGGAATTTAGTATAAGAAGCATCATTAGGATGATTTTCTTCTACATACTTTTTATAAGCTTCATATATAGGACGAAGTTTATCAAGAGCTTCTGTACGAGTATATTTGTTATTTAAATTCTGATGAAGACTTTCATGTACAAAACGTCTTAAACCCCAAAAATAATCATGTTTAGCAAACTCATCAGAATTAAAAACAATAGAATTATTTTCATAATCGTATGCAGCATAAGCAGGATTTCCTTGTGCATCAAGAAGACTATTATTTACTTCCGCTAATATAGGCAAGAAACCTAAATTATCAATAGCATCAAGTATTTTTAACGCATTTTCGTTGCCGTCAAGTATAGTTCGATAAGTATCAATTATAGTATTACCTTTATTAAGTAAATCAACAAAAACAGCAGAATCAAATTTGTCAGTTAATTTTTTGGAAGAAATAGCATTATTATTAACAATAGCAGGATTAAATATAGTATTGACTGCAACATACTTATTATGACTATAATTGTTTCCATTAGCATCTTTAGTAAGTTTGGTTCTAATCAAACCATTATTAACAAGAAACTCTTGATAACTATTATATTCAGTTTTATAAGAACCAACATTAATATAAACTTTATCGTCTTTTTTACCTACATATCTACCAGCAATTTCTCTTTTAGTTTTATCAGCAGCCATTTTAAAAGGAACGCTAATAAATGCATTATTGATAAAAATATCAATATCTTCAAGCAAATCTTGATTAGTATTAGCTTGATTAAAACTACTTACATAAGCATAAGTTTGTTTAGTATCAGCAGCTTCAACAGAACGATTGCCTCTATTTGTGGTATCAGTATTAAAAGCTACGTTACGTCCATATTGTCCAGACGCTTCATTAAGAGTAAATAAATAATGTTTATGAGTAGTACGTTTACCAGCATCATCACGACCTTCTGTATAAAAATAAAAACTAACAAAACCTTGTTTGGTATTATGGAAAAAATCAACTCCATTAAATAAACCAGTTTTACCAAAAAGTTCACCAGCATATTTGGCTACATCATCAAGAGTTATTTTATTAGTAAGAAAACCGTGTATCCAAGCGGCTATTTCTCCACGCATACCTGCTTTAATACCATTGATTTTATCGTTAGATATATCAGCAAATAAAGGCTTAGCTATTTGAGCCATATCATAGCCGCCATGACCATCAGGAATAAACAAAAATGAAGTACCAATATATTTCTTTTTATCATTGGCAACACGAAGACCGTCTTCATCATTAACTTGAAACAACCCAGTTTGAGTAACAGTAGCAAGTTTAATTTTATCCTCGTTATAATCATTAACAGCATCAAGAATTTCTTGATTTGCTTCATCTGTTAGAAGTATATTTCCACGATTAACTTTACCAACAACAAAATCTCCTTGAACTTCACCGTTAGCATAAGCATAAGTTTGAGCATAAGAAGAACCAATCTTTAAGAACCAATCTTCAACACTATCTTTAATTTCAGAAGGATGTGCAAAAGCAGTTCCGATAATATCAGTAAGATGCTTAACGTGATTATAAATATCATCATCAGTTTTAACACCAACACTAATATTATTATTCTCAATCAAAGGATAAAGACGAGCAATTTCTTTTTGTACTTCTGCATCCTCTACGGGATTAAGACCTGCGTAATTAAGTTCAAGAATACGTTGATTAAGAAGAAATAGTTCATTAGCTAAAGTAGGATTATTGTTTATAATATCAAAAACATAATCTTTAAAATCGCTATCTACACTACCGTCGTCGTTAATAATAACATTGTATTTCCAACCGTAATTAACATGACTAAGAGTACCAGTTCTATCATCATATCTCGGAATACCCATGTAACCAACAACTCCATGAGTTTTAGGATTAATAAAGTATAAACGAGATTTATCTTTACTAATATTGGCTACAAGTTTGTCCCCTGGATTAAGATTTACAACAGCAGTATATCTTTCTTCATTATTAATAGTTTCATCAACGTTTATAGTATTTTGATTACTTGTAGAAAGCAAAGCAAGACGATTTTCAGCATGTTTATAAATACGATTGGCTTTTTGTTCTCTACTTAAACGATAAATACTTGGGTCGTCAGTAGCAACAAATTTTTGATTAATAGGACTTTGAAGATATTTAGCAACTTCATCAAACAAAAACTCAGCAACTATATCTGTACCAGCAATGTTATAAATATGAGCAACTAAATCTTCAATATTAAAGTAAGTTTTATCGTTAATCTCAAAACCAAACTTTTCTTTAGTATTAGGATTAGTCTTATCAACAAATTGTTCAATAATAGTTTGAACAGCAGAACGATTACCACGACGACGATTAATAAGTGCAAACAAAGCTCTACGAAGCATTATCTTATCATTGTCATCTAAAGCACTGGTAAGAATACCTTGTTGACGAACAACATAATCTCCATAAATAGCACCTACAAGATTGTTCCAAGCAACATCAGCATCTTCTTTAGTTATACCAGCAGACTTAGCCGCAGCAATAAAAGAAGAATAAGCTGTTTGAACATCATCAGCAGTAAGAGTTTCAGGATTTTCGATATTAGTACCAAACCATTCAAGAAGAAAATCATGTACAGCAACATCATCATAAACAGTTTGCGCAGGTTTATTTGCAGGTTTATCTGTGTTTCCATCCTCTACGGGGGGTTGCTCAGTTGTATCGGCTTGATTGGCAGGATTGGCATTATCTGCCGAATTAGCAGGATTAGCAGCATTGTCAATAGGAGCAGATACAGGCGCAGCAGACGGTTCAGACACAATATCATTAATCTGCCCCGTAGAGGATTGAGCTGTATCAGCATTTACCGCCTCGCTTAAATTCGTACCACCAGGCTCTTGTTCAGGTTCTTTAAAAGCGTCATGTTGGTCTTGTATTTCTTTAAGTCTACGAAGACCGTCAATGTACGCATACATTTCGTCATTATTAATATCAGAAGCAGTAAAAACAGTTTTGACTTTATCATAAGTACGAGCATCTTCTTCTGATAGATTATTACTATCAAAAATATTATCTCCATACTTATCATAAAGTCTTTCCAAATCTTTAAAAGCTCCGTCAATAATATCTTTACGGGCTTTATCAAAAAACTTATTATAATGCTTAATCTGCTTTTTAAGAGATTTATCATCATCTTTAACAGTATTTTCTTCAATAGCATTACTTAAACGACGATTATAAAGATTATAAGTAATATCATATTCATTACTATATAAATCTCTAAATTCTTTAGCTTTTTTAGCAACACTATCATCGGTTTGTTCAGTAAAACCAATAGGCGGATTATCTTCAAGATATTTAATCTTAGCTTGAACATCAGCAATCAATTCTTGATTAGAAGAATTATCTTCACTAAGACGAAGATTAACAAGCTGATTACGAAGAGTAAGAAGCTGATTTTCATAAACATCTTGTTCAATAGCTTGTTCATATTCAGGAGTTATATGTCCAGCATTAGCAACTTCTTCATTATAAAGATTTTCATAAGCAGTAAGCATTTGTTTTCTATAATGCTCAGCATTCTTTCTATTAAGATGTTGACGTGCAATGATTTGAGCAATATTAAAATTAGCTCCATTCTTCATAGCACGATTAACCATAGTAACATAGTCTTTCTTAGCGGCAGCGACATCTGCAATAGCATCTTGCTGGAATTGAGCGGCTTGTTGTTCAGTAAGACCAAAACGTTCTTTGTAGCCTTTGCGAACAGCGTCGCTATTAAGATAAGCTTCGAGAAAATCTACATTACCAACATCAACAGCGTTCATAACAAGCTGCGAAGTATATTGTTTACGAGCAACTTCTAAAAGAAATTCTTTCTCAGCATTATTAGAAATAACAGGATTATTTCCACTTTCATCAGTAGCAAAAGGATTAACATTATCTTCATTAATCTTTTTAATTTGTTGTTGATATTGCTGTGCAACGAGTTCACGATTATTAATTTCATTCTCTCGTTGTTTCTCAGCACTAACAAATTCTTTATTAAATTTACGATTATAAAGACCACCAACACTTTCAGCACCAGCACTGAAAACTACGCCACCAAGAACTCCCCAAAAAGCACTTTCCCACATGTGAGGGTCGGTAAGATAATCAGTGAAATCTTTAATAGGAGTATCTTTATCAAAAACATATCGAGCAAGCTCCATACCTTTCTCAGAAGCAACATAGTTAACAGCTTCTTCAACACCCTCTGTCCATTCGTTACGAACACCATGAAGAATATCATAACCGAGATTAGACATAACTTGCTTAGCTTTATCAAGACGAGTAACAACTCGAGCGGCATCATCAGCAGCTTCTGTGGCAGTCATTCCAAATCTACGAGTAACAGCTTCGTTAAGGTTACGAAGATTAGCACTCTTACCAACAGCTAAAGGAGCACTTGCAAGTTTGCGCAAACCATAAAGCTGGAAAACATCAAAACCAATATTCCACCAGTCAGTGTTAAAAGTAACATCGGCAGCATTGGTTGCAATATCTTCTGCAATAGAATTATCATCCATTTCAGCATATTGAGGATTATTTTTATTAAATTCAATACGCTGCTCAGGAGTCATATTTTGAAGTTCGCCTAAAGCATATTCTTTAGCATTTTCTTTAGTACCAATAGCTTCTTGATAATTCTCAAGCAAACGCATAGTAGCACCTTGAGTAAGAAGTTTACCACCAGTAGCAATAACATCACGAGTTTTTTGTCCCATGTTAACGAGATTAGCAGCTTTAGTAGCATTCTTTGAAAGATTAAGAAGTTTGCCAACAGCACTTAAACCTTTAGTAACTCCAACACCAGGAACCATAAGAGTAAGTGATGAAGCAATACTTGGAGCCATTTCAGCCCACCAAGCCATATCAGCAAAGTCAAAAGCTTTATCTGGATTTTCACGATACAGAGGCATACGAGCATCTATGGCATCTTTGAAATCAGATAAAGCTTGAATAACTTCAGGACGTTCATAATTAAAACCATCCTCATTTAAAGCATCTACTAAAACAGATACTACATCGGCTGCACCAACAACAGTTCCAACAGTAATAGTATTTAAGGTTCTACCGAGAGCATAAATAGCTTGACCAATATTACTTTGATTTTTAGCACGCTCTAAATTAAGAGTTTCTTCATCATCAAAGTTATTTACATAAACATCGTAAGGAGCATAATCTTTTGGATGAAGATTAATAGGTGCGTTACGATAACTAAGTCCTTCTGTAAATTGTTTTGTAAGTCCAGTAGTACTACTGCCCTCAGTATCTATATTAACGAGAAACGGGGGCTGAAGTGCCCCCTTTTTAGTTTTAGGATTATAATCAGGATTTGGAACTCTATTTCCCTCTTGTAAAAACTTTAATACATCCATATTATCTATAATTAGTTAAGTTCCTATTAATAATATTTGATATATTGCCAGCATAATCAGTAGTACCATAAAGATATTGAGAATATGCTTGAGAAATACTATTAATAATGGCTTGAGTATAAGCAGTATTAGGAGCATTTCCAGTAACATAAGCATCTCCTAAATCTTCAAGTCGAATACTCTTTTCAATCAAGTCTTGAGCTTCCATAGGACTAAGACTACGAATAACTTGATTATTTGTTACATTAACAAGGTCAAGGTCTGGAGTAATTCGATATTTACCAATATTAGCATCATAAGGACTATTGCCAATATTAAATTGCTGTTTATAACTACGAAGATTTTGTGTACGCATACCAGCTTTAATATTAGTATCTTGCATCCATTCTTTAGTCATAACAGGATTAAGGTCAAAACGAATACGTTTAGGAGCGTCATTAGGTTTCTTTGGGTCTTTGACACTAACAATAGCTTGAATAGAATTATTAAAAGGAGTTATACCTTTAGTAACAACATTTTCTTTAGCGTTAGCAAGAAGATTAGTATATTTAAGTTCTTCTTCCGTATCCATTTCACGATAAGTATTCAAATCTTCATCGTAAATATAAGTATTAGGACTTTGAGTTAAATCAATATTACCAATACCTTGATAGAAACGGTCATCTTCAATATTCATAATAGCATTGTTATCTTCACGCTTACCAATACCATGCTTGATATTATATTCGGCTTGTGCTTGGGCAGGTGTAGCATTAGGAGAATATTGAGTAGGAACAGCAACTTCTTGTTCTATTACAGCATCGGCATTGTTGCTGAGTTCGTCACCAAAATTAGCAAAATTAGTTATAACGCCAGAAAGAACACCACGTGTGCCAAAATCTCCAGCTAATTGATTGGGTATAGTAGTATCTGTAACAACATCATCGGTCGTACCGTCACTTTTTACTCGAACAGCATTTGAACCAATTTTACTTTTATCATCATTTCCAAAAGCTGCTTTTATAGGAGCAATAATTCCTTGAAAAGCATCACTAAAGAAACTATTATGTTCATTTCTTGCATCACGAATAACTTTAGCAAAAGTAAACAAATTATTTTTATATTCACGAGGAAGTTCTACATATTGCTTACCATTAGCACGTCCAACTTTAATACCAAGAGCTCTAATTGCAGCATCACCACCAGCATTTTTAACTAAAGTGGCATATTCGTCTTCACTAACGTATTGACGAACGGCAGTAGTTTCGGGGTCAAATATAACATCGTTATAATGATTAACAGCGTTTCTAAACCTATTATCAGCGGGTAAATCAGTACCGGAACTAAGAGCTGTGTACATTTCAAAAGCGTCACCAGCTTCTGTTCCTTTCTGAACACCAAGAAGATTATCGAGAAATTCTTGGTCGTCTGAAATAGATTTAACAGCTTTAAGAGCAATAAGCTTATCCATACCGTTAGGCATAGCGTCTACTTGTTGACGTAAAGCATCAGGAGTAAGAGTATTTACATCAGCGTTAATACCATTACGAGCAAAGACTTCACCAAGAGCTGCTTTATTAGATTGGATATTTCCACGAGCGTTAATAGCACTTTGGTTTTTAACAGTAATGCTTGGAGCGTCATACATTTGGTTAGGAAAGCTCATATCTGAAACAGCAGCACCGCTTCCAGCAGCAAGCTTTCTTGCAGACTGAAGAGCGGTTCCAAATTCAGCACTACCATAAACACGGTTATAAGTAGCAGCTTTAATAAAATTATTAAAACGACGATTAATAAATTCTTGCTCGTTTAAAAGATTACCATTATGGTCACGAACATCGGCATTTTTACCTTGTGTTTGGTCTTTCCACATAGCAATCTTATAATCTTGTTGAAGACTGGCTTTAGCGCCAGGAGTTCCCTCAATAGCTGCATCAATAGCAGCTTGAAGCTTTTCAGTACTAAGTCTATTATACTTAGTACCTTGTTTCATAAAGATTTCTCCAGTAGCAGATTGAGTAAAATCATCAGTAGGTTTACCATTAGCGTCAAGAAAAGTATAACTTTCACCACCACCAGCATCTTCTTGAACCATTTTCAAAGCTTGATTATAAATAAGAGAAGTAGGTATTTCACTAACTTCTTGTTCAGCAGGTTTCCATTCAGTACCACCAATAACGTTTCCAGCAGCATCAAACTTATCTTCATAATGATAAGTATTAGCTTGACGATAATAATTTTTATAATCTTCTGATAAATCAGTACGAGCATTAAGATTATCTTGATAAGCTTTATATTGTTGTTGAGCACGAAGACGACCAAGAACTCTTGGGTCAGACATAAGATTACCAGCTTCAGCAACAATATCATCAAGAGCATAACCTTTAAAATCGTCAATCATAGCATCGTTAATCTTACTCTGAACATTGTTGACGAGAAGCTGTTTAAATTCATCTTCTTGAGCATTAAGTTCAAGTTGACCGATTTGCTTTTTCAATTCGCTTTCTTGAGCAACAGCAACGTCGTGACGATTTTGAAGATAATCATAAGTTTGTCCAATAACTTGTAAATTGTGTTTTGGAACATAAGTATAATCAATAGTTTTAAAACTTCCAAAAGGCATAGTATATAATTTTATTTATTAATACCAAGAGTACGTAACATAAGCTTATTCACATTCGGAGCACGAAGACCAAGAACTTTCAAAGTTTCTTCATCGAGTTTAGCTTGACGTTTATTTCTATTCCAAACATCAAAAGCATTACCAACATTTCCAAGAAGACTGCTAACAATATTAGCTCTTGCTTCGGCTTTAGCTCCATCAATTCCAGCTTGATGAATAAGAGAATTAATTCTATTGCCAGTATTGAATTGGTCAGCTTGTGCTTTAAGATTAGCATTTGCAGTAGAAACAGCAAGTCTATTCTGAACATTGGCTGTATCAGCAGCAAGACGAAGACGAGCACGATTAGCCATTTGAGCAGCAAGTGCTTGATTATATTGGTCATAACGAGCAAGATTACGAGCAGTAACTTCTTGCTGATTAAGTTTGTCTTTGTTAATCAATTCAGTTTCAATATTCTCTTTCTGAGCATAAACTTGATTCTTAGCTTCTTGTCCACGAAGAGCAGCAAGCTGTTTACGAGCAAGACCTACACGACTGTTAGAAGTATTGCGGTCAATATCTCGCATAGTACGACGAGTTTCATCTTCTATTTTAGCGAGCTGAGGATTAGCATTATAACGAGTTTTAAGTTTAACAGCAGCCATTAAAATAGGTTCAGGAATATCTTTCAAATCTTCTTCATTAAGTTTAATCTCGCCAGGATTAGAAATAGTAGGAGCAGTAATAGTAGGCGGAGTATAACTATGAAGTTGATTAACAAAAATATTACTCGTAAGAGCATCCACAGCAGACGAACCAAGATTAATACCAAATTGAATATTATCAAGATTTCGAGTTTTGGCAATATCTTCTTGAACGGGAAGATAATTCAAATCGTTATTAATGTTTTTAGTAAGACGATTAACAACAGTAGGAGCTAAACTACGAGTAATACCAGCCATTTCGGTATTTGACGCAGGCGTAACTTTAGAATTATCAAGAGTACGAGCAACAGAAATACCAGATTTGCTGCTACCACCCCCCGTAGAGGATAAAGAAGTATTACTTCTTGTACCAACAGGAAGATTTAGTATCATTCTTTGAAGAGCATCCATATCATAATCAGAATCAGGAATGCTAACAGCAGGAGCTTCAACAAAGTAATGAGTTTCTCCATTCTTCTTATAAGTAGGAGCATTATTTGCAAGACCATTAACTATATTACGAGTAAGTTGGGGAGTAGTAATATTAGTAGTAGGAATATTAATATCATCATCTATAATATTAGAATTTGTATTAGGAAGAGGAATAGCTTCGTTTCTATCAGTTACAAGATATTGTTGACCTTTATAATTAACAGTATCTCCTACATTATATTTTTTATTATTAATTCTAAAACCACTACCAACTTTAGCTTTAGCTCGACCACCAATACTAAACTTACGAGTTCTTTTTTCAGTTTCAGAAATAACATGTGCAACAGAAGTATTATCTCGTTTAGCATCCAAAGGTTTTTGAGAAATATCAGCAGTAACTAAACGATTATGTAAATCAGCCCAACCAACCCTACGAGGTTTTTCAGGTTCTTTGTCAATAGTACCTTTTGGCATAATTATAGCAGAAGCCAAAAGACTAAGATTATGAAGTCCAGATTTAGAATAACGTCCATTAAAACGAGGTTTTCTTTCACCACCATAAGCAAAAGCTTCACGTGACGGAGTATGAATTAAACCATTGCGAACATTACCATTTATAGAAATAACTTTTCCCATTTTAGATTTACGTTTTGTTCCATATTTAGCAGCATAAACAGGAACGGTGTTAAGATTTATATTGTTAAGATTAAGTTGATTAGGGTCATTGCGCATAGCAACATTATTAAGCAAATCAATTACTTCGTCTTCTTTAAAAGTATTAATAAGATTATAATCGGTAACAGTTTTACGAAGTTCTCGAAAACTATCTTTGTCATAAACAGTATTAGGGTCAAGATTATTAGCTTGACGGAACTGCATCAAACGAGAATAAACTTCGGTAGGACGACGAAGATAAGTAGAAGAACTTGAACTTCCAAGTATATCACTAATTACTTGTTCTTGTTCAGTAGCACGAGAAGCATGAGCATTTTCGTGAGTACGAACAGTAGAGTCTTTAGTAAATTCTTCTTGATTAACATAACTACTATGCGTAGGAGCATGATAAGCACCACCAATAACTCCTTGACCAGTTTCTGGAGTATTAAGTCTAAGCTTCATACTTTGAGCATTGCGAGCAATCTCTTTACGATAATCAATATCGCTCATAGAAGGAGTACGAATAGCAGCACGTTTGCCATAATTCATAGCAAAACCAATAGGAGAATGAAATTCACGAGCAGTATTACGACTTTCAGCTTGACGTTCAAGACGACCATCTCCTAATTGATTATTGTAACGTCCAGTAGCTAATCGAGAAGCATTCCAAGTATCAAGAAAATCATTTTGGTTAGTAGGAAGATTACCGCCTAATGGTTTTTTATTAGCTCTGCTATCAATAGCATCTCTTATATCTTGATTTTGAATAACTCCACGAACAGCATACTGAGCATTTTCAATAGGATTAATAATTTTATCAGCTTTTCTATATTCTTTAAGAATATCATTAGCTTGTTTTATTGTTCGTTTAGCATATTCAGCATTTTTGCCGTCTATATTTTTAGTAGCATAATCAACAAATTCGTCTGCTAAATGACGATATTCATTTTCTTTATCTTTAAGTATTACGGCTTTAGAAAAATCTCCTCTATTTTTTCTATAACGTAAGAGATTAGACAAGCTGCGTACACGAGGAACGCTCCCCAGTACATCAAGCCAATCAGAAGGGACACTATTACCGGTAATTCCTTTAATAATGGCAGGGACAGATGTACTAAGACCAGTAGGGTCAGCAATTTGTACAGAGGCTTTAAGAAGTTTCCGCTGCAATCGAGAATCTTCCAAAGCACGGTCAAAAGCATTACTTTTAGCTTTTTCAAAATTTTCATAATTATTGTATTTTAAATCTGGTTTATAATTGGCAATAGCGTCTTGCTGGACGATAGTTTTATTGCCATCCAATTCTTTTTTATTAATATTACCATGAAATTTTACATCAATAGCTTTATCTTTTCCTATAATATTACCAAGAAGTTCTTCATAAACACCATTAGTAACATTTTCAACAGTATTGTAAATATACTTAAAAGGATTAGAAGTTAACCCAGCACGAACAGACTTAACCAAATGATGAGCGTTCCAAAGAGATTTATCGCCAATGATACTATTAGCCACCAAAGAATCAACTTTGGAATAAGGAGCTTCTTCAAATCTAATAGCAATTCCATCTTTAGTGAGGATGTCTGTAACAGTCTTATTATTCCCAACATTATTGCGATTAAGACTCCGTAAAACAAAATGTTGGTTAATATCATTATTATTATCATTTTTATATCTATCGGATTGTTTTTCGTCAACGTTAGTAACTCTTCCATTTCCACCTAATTTCTTTTTATTAGTTTTATTTTCATCTGTTACAAGATTAACAGATTCTTTACCGATATTATAAGCATCAACAGTAGTATTTATACCTCTACTTGCAGCAGCAAAATTTTCATAATTAGCCCAATTACTATCACTAAGTTTATTATATCTATCAAAATAATGAATAGCTTTGTTGTAATTTTTAATATGTTCGCCTTGAATTCTATCAAGGTCAATATCGCCGCCAGGAGTATATATTTCTCTTCTACGCATTCGTTCTGCTAAAGTTCCATCACGAGCGGATTGATTAAAAGAACTAATAGCTTTTTGAAGAGTTTTATCACGATTTACAATATCAGAAATTTTCTTACCTTCTTTAATAAGGGATTGGTTTTTGGTAAGACGCCCAAGTCCCCGAGTAAGCTTACTAAGTACACGAGCACCAGGAAGCACAGACAAACCAGCCAAAACCATTTCGGCATTACTTCTATCATTATTGCGAGCATTAATGATATCGAGAACCCCAGAAATAGGAGTAGGGTCAAATAAACCAACAAAGGTATCTGTCCATTCGCGAGCTTTTGCAGCTCTTTCATAATTCTTTGACGCATCATAAATTTTACCACCATTTTCATATTTAGTACCATCATCGTTAATACGATTTCTATCTTTAAATTCTTCTTGAGCATTAAAAACAGCATCAGGATTAGCTCCACTCATTACAAGTTCGGCTGGACTATTACCTTGAAGAAAAGGAACAGAAGAATAAACGCGAACTTCTTTAGGAGTAACTTTCATAACTTCTTCTCCCTCAACTTCAAGACCAGTTTTTGGGTCAGCACCAATATCAACTCCGCCAGCAGAATGTTTCCTACCTTTTATGTAATAAAAGTTATTACCAAGAGGAATAGCATTTCCGCCACGAACTATATTAGGAACATATTTACCGCCACCAGCCGCTAATATAAGACTTTTTCGATTATTAATCTTTCTCATATCAATAATTTTAAAATATTCATTTTAAGGCTCGCCACGGCATTTTATCTCAATCGTGATAGATTAATCATTTTCGAGGATAAAATGCCATACAGCGAAAGTCTATGCCATTAGCGGGCACGTTTCACTAACTTTTTACGCCCGCCATTGCGATAACGAGGCTGATACGTGGTATTGCTTCCAGCAGTAATAGCAGCAGTAGGAGCTTGACCAAGAGTATTCATGGCAACCATATTATTGTTTTGAGCATTAGCATAACTTGCTTTATTTTCTCCAACTTGACGACCAGTAAATTTGTCAGTAATACCGTCATAAACTTCTAAATCAGCAGGGTCATAAGTTCTATAAGTATTAGTGCGATAGTTAAGCTTAGTAGCAGTTGGAGTATAAGTTGCTCCTGTATTAGCAAATATACTACCAATACCAGAACTAACACCACCAACAACATTACCAAGTAACTGCCCCGTAGAGGATTGCATAAACGAGCCAAGACCAGCTTTGCTTCTTCCCTTACGGGGGGTGGCTGTGCCACAAGCAGCTTTACTACGTCCACCGCATTTACGAAGTTTACGCTTACCACCACAAGCCATAAAACGGTTACGAAATTCTTTATCAAGTTCGGCTTGATTAGCATATAACGCAGTAAGACCGGCAGCGTTTTCGATACCAGTCTTCTTAGCAGCAAGCTCATTCTGTTCACGATTAAGCTTTTCTTGCGCTTGTACATTTAAAACATTTTGCTCATATTGAGCATCAATAGCAGCTTGTTGATTTTGATACTGTGTATCAATAGCATTTTGTTGATTAAGAGCATTTATTCTTTCAGCTTCGGCTTGAGCAGCAGCTTGTTTCTTTTTCTTCTTATTACCGAAAATACCACCGATAATTCCACCTACAGCACCAATAGCAGCACCAATAAATGCTTTATCACGACCTCTATCATAATATTTCTTTTCCATATCTTATGTATTGAAATAAGCTTGTATATCTTTAATTAAAACTTTTTTATTAGTATTTCTAAAAACAAAACGAACAATGACATATTTACCAACCATAAGTTTGGCATCAACAGCAGTTTGATTATATTCAAGTTCGTTGTTATATTTACCAGTAATACGACCAAATATTTCTTGCTCTTTATAACTTTTAAGTTTATTATAAAACCAATTAAAATTCCAACGACCAAATTCATAAACAGGCTTCTTATATTCAGCAACAGAAGCACGCTCTTCGTTAAGATTACAGTAATCTGAATAACAACAATTAGTATAAAGATAACAACCAAGAGCATCAAAATAGTCATCTTTTTCTTTATTCAGCATATAAGTTATAAAGTTAACAATCTTAATATCATTAGGATTAGTAGAATTAAAATAAACATCAATATAAGAACAAGTATTACCGCCAATAAGTTCATTATTCATAAACTCATTTAGTACATCATCTTCATATTCGTTATATACATCTTTAGTAAATTGACGAATACGATAATAACTATTAGTAAAATCTATAAGATAAAAGTTATCTTTAAGACTAACAAATTTATAATCAGAAGTATAACTATGACTACTAAGCCAATCATTATTATAAAGACTATAACTAAGAATACAAGATTTCCAAGCACCAGCAGAATCTTTCTTCATAAAGTTAAATAAAAGACGAGCATTAGCAGAATCATAACCAATATAAACACGGTCAGCGGCATAAGTTTCAACAAACTTAGTTATATCGTTATTGATTTCTTCAACAGAACCAGCATCAAATTTATAAAATTTACGAGCATTAGAATCATAAAAGATATAACCAAAATCTCCATTGATATAAGAAATAAAATCTTGGAAACCACAAATACCAAATTTAGTAGTAAAGACTTCTTTATAATCAACTTCAAATACATCTGGCATTAACATCTGAACTGTTTGCTCGTTTGTTTTAAGTTCATTATTAATATCAAAAGCAAAAAGACTTTTCTCTGTATGAACAAGAAGATAAGTACCAGCAGCAACAATATTAGTAATATCGCCTTTATTCTCACTTATAATTTTATAACTTTCAGGAGATATATGCTTCCAAGCATTAACAACACTTTCATCACCAATAACGTTAGTACGATAAACAGTTTTGGAATATTGTTCACGCTTATAAAGCTCATTAGTCTTATTATAATTAATAATAATACGACGATAGAAAGAATAATAATTAGAAGTAAGATTATACAAATCGTTAATACGAGAAGGGTCTACAATAAGATTAGAACCTTGAGTATTCTCAGAACCGTCATTATAATTATAATAAACAGTACGAGGGGACATATTAACTTTCTTCCCCATAAGAAAATAATGACTTTCATGAACAAAAGTAAAAGAATAAATCAAAGGTTTATTAGCAACAGTTTCACCGTCACCGTAAAACTTAGTACCAGTAGTAGCATCGTAAGGATTCCAATCTACATCACTAAAAATAATACCATGAGGATGAAAAGTAAATATTGTACTAACATTCCAATAATAATTCCAAGCATAATTAACTTTAACATCAGCATTATTAACTTTTACAGTAGACTTACCATAAGTATAATTAGCATCAGGGTCATATTCTTTAACATATTCTATATAACCAAGAGAAACAAGATTCTTATCTGCATCTCTATAAAGCTCTGAATAATCATCGGTATAAACATCACAAAGAGTAGTACCGTGATGGTCATTAAAACCAGACGAAAGCTGAATTTTAAGAACACCCTCTTTACCAATATTATCAAAACTATTAGGCGGAAGAATAGAAGTAGAATTAATACCAGTGCTTGCATTTGCGGCAGTAGGATTGTTAAGACGAGTATTAAGATTACCGTCATCGGTATATTGGAAGTAACAAACTTCACTTATTTTATTAGCATCAGTTTTACCACCAACAATACTAAACTCAGGATAATTAAAACGACAAGGACTATCGGCACTACCAGTATTTTGTCCTTTGACATCATAAAGATATTTGTCAGCTTGAGTTATAAAACCACTGCCAATTTCAACATATTCAGGTTCAGCATAACTAATAAAATAGCCAACAAAACCCTCAAGCATAGGAATATGTTCAAAGACAATTCCACCAAGAGCGATTTTATCGGCAGGACAAACACAACGGCAAAATCTATTATTATCACTTCCAAAAATAGTACAAGTAAGTTTAGTTCCATCAACAGAAGGAGTTCCACTATTGGAAGTTAAAATAGGAACACCATCTGTATAAGTTCCATTTGCATAAACATAATGAATAAAGAAACAATAAACTCCACGACGACCAGGCTTAGGTTTAAAGAAATTAATAGCTTCGGAAACTTCCGGATAATCACCTTCATCTCTATCAACAGCAGTTATAACAACGTTTCCCATTTTAGCAAGAAGCTGTCCATAGTCAGTTTCATTTAGAAACGGTTTGTTTTTATTAGCAATTTTATAATTAGCAAGATAAACTCTATTACGATAATTATTAAGAGTTTTAACATTATAAAAATTAAAAGGTTCATTAGTAAGTTCTTCAAGTGACATAGTTTCAAAACTATTATCAATTGTAAACTCAACCATAGTACCAATACTTTTCTTATTCCAAACAACAGCTTCGGTAGAAGCATTTCCGTTTACGATAGCAGCAAGCTGATATTTAGTATAATTCTGTCTTGTATCAGTAAATATGCGAACTTGAACAAGAAGATTAGTATTAGTATAATCATCGTCTTCTGAATAGTAATCTTGAATTTTACCACTACCTTTGCCGTCACCAGCGTTATAATTGAAAACTGTTTTAGGAGTAGTAAGAGCTTCTAAGTCTGTTACTTGAACAGGATAACCAATAGGAAACCAAATAGTATTATAATAATCATCAATCCAATAACGTATAAAGAAAATATAAGTACCTTTCTTAATACGATTACCATTGACAAATTTAACATCGCCAAAGTTAGAAATAGGAGCAGTAGCTAATTCTGTATATAGTTCATCACTATCTTGAGTATATTGATATAAGTCAACATCTTTATCAATATTGATACTTTTAAGAGGACAATCTTCTGTGGGATTAAGTTCACTAATACAAACTATAAGTTCGTTATTAACATTATAAGTATAAGTACCAAAAACTTCACCACCACACCAATGCCAATTAATACCAACTTTAACAGGATTATTAGAACCTATCGGCTTTCTAATATCAACACGATAAATATCATTGTTATTAAAGAAAACAAGAAACTCTTCGTTACATTCAATGTGACCAACTATTTTAGCATTAACTCCATGAAGATAATAATCAATAAGACCAGGTTCATTACAAATAGTTTCAGTATCTTTATCAATCATTATATTACCAGCATGAACTAAGTCGCCTTCTTTAAGATTTTCATAAGGACTATCAAAATTAAGTTTTTGATTAATTCTCATAGCAGTAATTATTTAGGAAATGTATAATTGTAAAAATAAGAACGCCAAGCATCGCCAGCATAATCATTTTCATTTTGAGCATCAGCAATAACAGAAGCTTTGGCTTTATCTTTAAGTTGCATCCACATATAATAAGGATTAGTTCCATATTGAGAAGCAGCAAGATTAAAAACAGGATGTTTCATACCACGAGTAAGCATCTTATACATACAGTAATAAGCAAGAGCTTCAATAAGAATACCATTGTTAGGAACAACTGGAATTTCTCCTTGAAAATAATTACTATATTCAGTTTCTATTTCAAGATTACGAATAGTAATTTCACGAGTATCCCAATTAAGTTCAATAGTATTATTATCAACAATGATATAGTTCCGATTATCCTCTACGGGGGAGATATATTGGTCACCAACTCTATGCCGTCTATTAAAAACGTCTGTATTAACATGTTCAGAAACAGCTCCAATATAATCTTTATCAGAAGCTCCGTCGGTAATATAAATAGTATTAGAACCACTAAGTTGAGTGTTATCAAGTTCACTACTATCACCCCCTGTAGAAGATGAACATGAACATCCAGCTTTACTCTCTCTAAGAGAACGAACCTCACAACCGTTACTATCATAAACAGCAAAACCCTTGCTATTAGTAATAGGACAAGGGCTATGAACAATACGATTTCTTACAGGAAGAGTTCGTTTTTTATATGTAGTTCTAAGAACTTTAAGTTGGCTCATTGCATCAAAACACCAAGCAGGAACACGAGCAATCCAGTCACTGTTATCAGGATTGAAATCGTTGTCTATTTTGGCTATTATGTGCTCCAAGACTATATTCTTTTTGTTCTGCATTTCTAATAAAATTTAGATAAGACATAGGTTCAAAAGAAAGAAGAATACCAAGTTTAAATCTCATATCAAATTTAGTATGATAAATATCATCAACAGTTTTACACATAGCAGCAATTTCTTCTTGGCTCATACCACGATATTTAAAATCAATTCTATCTTTACGTTCAAACTTAATATTAACGTTTTTATAACGACTATTATCAATAAGTTTAAATTCATAATAATAATCATTAGTTTTATAAACTTTATAAGGAACACCATCATACTTTATACCACGAAGTTTACAAGCAGCAGCTTCGTCTTCATTATAAAGTTTTTTACCAGCAGTAAGAATTTCTCGTTTCTTTTTATTAGTAGCATTAAAATCAATAACAGGTTTCTTAGAAGTAACTTTCCAACGATTGCAAACAATATTGCCAAGACCACCGGCAACTTGATAAGCATAACCTTCAAGAATACATTTCATAACTCCATAGTTGTAAAAGCGTTGAACAAGTTTTCTATATTCAGTAATCGTAAGTCTCTTTTTACGTTCTTCAAGTTTAAGACTTTGAGTAACACCATAAACGTTCTTTTGAACTTGTAGATACTTTAGGAAATTAAGATAAGTAAGACGTTTATGAACATCAGTAGTAACAAACTCAGAAGTACGAGTTTTAGCACGACAAGCATCGAAATCAACAGCATTGATTTCATTGTCATCGCCAATATTATTTATATCAAGATTAAAGAACTCGTTTATAATTGCTTTTTTATTAGCAACAAGTCGATAAAGCTTTTTACGAAGATTAATAAGATTATCGTAATCTTCTTTGTTAATATCATAAGCTTTATTAGCATCCTCTATGAACTTACCATAATAGTATTTAATATCAATATCTGGACGCATAGATTAACGAGTTAGATTTTCAACAGGTGTTTCATTTCCCTCACGTGCGACATTAAGAAGATTACGTTTAAAAATAATATCCTTAATTTGACCAATCATATCTTCAGGAAGAAGAAATTCATTATCATCAAGTTCTTCACTATCATCATAATCAGAATGATGATATTCTCCAGCAGCTTCAACAGTTTCTTCTTTAATAAGATGAGGATATTCAAAAGGAGATTCAACAGTAATATAATTAACGTTGTCAAGAATATCATTACTATTACTATAAATATAAAGATATTCATTTATATAGTCGTAGCGGAGAATACGACAAAGACCAACAAGTTGATTATAAAATTGAGCAGCATGTTCACGAACGAAAGGAACAGAAAGATTATATACACCAGAAGTACGAATAGATTGAAAAGGAGTGTTGTTGATAAGACGAACCGGACGAGGAACTTTATTCTTAGTTCGTTTAATAAGAGGAAGATTTAAATCTTTAGTACCATAAACATCACCATCAGGAACATCTATAAGTTCAAGTCTAAAACGTTGTTCAAGACCTTTGTCAGTATAGCCGTGACGTTCATAACTTTGCCGAATAAGTTCATTACGAGTATGAATAATTGCCTGCCGAATATTTCGACGAACTGCAAGGGTATTCGGAGAACCAGCAGCATGAGCAATCTCACTAATTAATTGATTAAGCGTTGCCATAGGACGATTAGGATTAATAACATTAATAACACAAAAATACATTATTAATAATAACTTCCATGTTATCAGCAAGATAAAAATAAAACGGTAACATGTTTTCACAACATATTACCGTTCACAATTAAATCGACAATTACAGTTTTAGTAATTTCGTGGAAGAAACTTATTTTAAACAACTTTTAAAATGGTCGATGTCGGCAGCTTCAAGAACAATATCCTTGTCAATGCCGGGAACTCCAATCTTAATTTTGCCGTTACCAATAGTAATACCACCAAACAAATCGGGATATTCTTTCGTAGCAGCAACAATAAGATTATCTGTCATTTTACCAAGAAGCGGTTCTATATCAACAGTACCATCTTCTTCTTGTATCATCTTAAGAAACTTATCAACTTTGCCAATACTTTTATCGGCAGCTTTGTCAATAAAGGGTCGGAAAATCATTATAAGAGCATTCTGATTGGCAAGTTCATCTACTTTGCCGGTATAAAACTCAACGAGTTTATTAACTATAACTTCACGCTGTATCATACTTCTTTATTTTTAATATTGTTACAAAAATCAACATAGGTAAGTTTAGGATTAGCTTGGGCAGCTATCTGAAACTTCTTGAAAAGTTCTAATTCTTTATTAGCTTCTTCAATAATACTATCTTTCTTGGCACGTATATTGTTAAGTTGTTTTTCAAGAAGTTCCTTACCACGAGGAGAGTTAGCTACTTTATCGCGAACAGAATTAATAAGTTCTTGCTGAATAAGCATTTGAAGTTCAGCAGATACATTATTATAAACATCATCTTTAGCGAGAATAGCTTGTTGGTCATTATTCAAAGAACAAACTTCTTTATCAATCTCATCCCAAAGACTAATTTGTTGTACAGCTTGTTGAGGCTGAGCAGGTCGAGTTGGTTGCATATTTTGATTAGGATTTCCAAGTTGAGATTGAATTTGGCTTTTAGCAGCAGTAAGCTGTTGTATTTGATTATCCAGTTGAGTAATATAATCAACAGGAGAAGCAACGCCAGCAAGAAGTGGGTCGTATCCAAGATTAACTTGATATTGTGGAAATGGCATAATATAAGAATTTAAATTAAGAGGAGCAGAAAGATTACTACTCTCTGCTCCTCTATTATTGATTTACGCAGCCGTAGTAGGCGCAGGTGTAGTGGCAGGACAAGCACAAGGATTATAGCTTGCATAACCAGTAACGGTAGGAGTATTCGGAAGAACAACTTCACCGCTAATCATACGACAAGTTCTACGCCACAAGTTAAAGTCTGCATGTTCAGCAACACGACGAATATCATATTGGATAAGAGCGTCTTGATACGGACGAGTAGCTTTAAGAACAGCCAATTCAGTTTTCAATTCACCAATCTGACCAGCAAGTTCATCTTTACTGTCACGAGAATACTTGTACAGGTCAAAAGCATTTTTATTAGCAGTAGCGTTAATAACATCAAAGCCATTACGCATAGCACTGTAAATACCAAACATTTCCTGATTAATAGTTTGTCTATCTTCAAAACGTTTGTTTTGCTGTGCATAAGTAGAAGCCCACATGTCATTAACAAACTGTACATGGTCGGCACATTGTTTACGTTCAAGATACTGTTCATTAGCAGCAGTTCCAGCAATAGCAGCAGTTTCGGCTACGGATGCACGATTACCAAATAAGCCACCGTTAAGCAAACCACCGCCAAGAAGTTGTAAACCAAGTGCGCCAATACTAAGACCGAGAGCAGTTCCACCAACTGCCTTAGAAGCATACTCTTTCTTGTCACGATGAACTTTCTCCATCTCAACATAACCTTTTCCAGTTTCTTTATCAACTAACATCATAATAGTTAAGTTTAATAAGATTAATAATAAAATAAATAATTCTCTCATAATTGCAATTACAAATACATAACGCTGGGAAGCAGGAAAAGGTTTAGAAATTAAATATCCGATAAAAATAAAGCCTGCTTATTTCTGCTGACAAATTAATATCAGCTTTAATAAGCAGACTTTCGTCTTGTGTCTAATCGGGCAAATAAGAGTTAAGGTTACGGTGTGTTGTTCGTTTATTCTTCAATAATGGTTTCGTTAAATATAGCTTCGGTTATATCGTTAATTTCGTTAATTGTAAGAGAACGTTTGAGAATAATAATATCGTCATGACAACCAATATAATAATTACCTATTGTTTCAGCATAATCTCCGATAATTAAATGTTCTCCGTCTTCATATTGTAAATTAATAAGAGCTTTACCGTTATACGAAGTTTTAGTTTGCCAAGTAATATCATCAGAAAAAGTAACACTTGTATCTTTTCCTAAAGAAGATGTATATTCAGAATTATTTACAGTCCATTCAAATCTAAATAAACCGGGCTTAACAGTAGTATCTTTATATTTAGAACAAAGACAACATATATTTGTCTTATCAAACCAAATTCTACGAGCTATAATAGTGTAATCATCAAGAATAGGCAAACCGTAGGCTTTGCAATATTCTTTACCACTATAACAGAGCTGATTAGGATAATCGGGAATTTGAGTAATAGTAATTTCTCCAGTACCAGCGTTAACACGAAGTCCTACCTGATAAGGATTGTCTACTTTAATACTTTCAGGAATTTCATTTATTCCCTCGGTAAGTGTTATTTCTCGCCTACCATTTTCGGTTGCGTATTGATAAGTAAGGACATTATTACCAAGATTTTGAACATTTACTGTATAAGCTGGCATTTCTGTTGTAGCGTATCTAATAAATAAATAGTTACTCGCTGCTGGAACAACCTTAACAGTATTATGTGAAACATCGGTAACAACACTTGTTTTCCTATAAGTAGTAAAGTCAACGGCATAAATACCAATCCCACTATTCAACTTCCCTTGAAAACCATACATATAAGCATCAAGTCCATTACCGCTATAATCTTTAAGGATAGAGGTAGGAAGTTGCTCAATAGTAGCTTCTTCTGTTACTGTTTGAGGATTACAATAAAAGCCAAAATTCTTTTGAGCTCTAACGCTGGCAGGTAAATGATAGATACCACTTTTATCAATAGCAATAGTACCTACTGTACCGTCTTCTTTGTTGTATCTATATGTTATAGCAATATTACCTGTATATTTAATATCGAATCCATCAGTAGAAGCATTAAAACCTCTATAAGCTATAACATATTCCAATTCTGTGCCAGCAGGAATAACTATTTTCTTTTGAGCAGAAGTAATACTTGTATTGTTAATCGTCCAATAAGTAAAATCCTCAGCATAACTTTCAATAACATCATAATTAGTAAGTCTTTGTTTCTTCGGACTATACCAAACAACAACATCATCTCTATATTCAGGCGGTATCTTGCTTCTATTAGCAATTAAATCTCGCCTTTTACGGACGAGATTTAAAATAGCTTGAAGAATAATAATTATTATTTTCATAAGCAGGAATTATTCTTTTAATAACTTTGTTTGTTCTTTCAACTCTTGCAATATTGCTTGCAGAATTATTATAATCTGTTTCATAAGCTTTATGTTTAAGCGATTACACCAGCAGCTTTAAGACTTGCTATAAGCTCATTGATTTTTGTTGCAAGAGCGGCAGCATCTGCATCAGCGGCAGCATCGGCAACAGCAGCTCCTTGTTTAACTCCACCAAGGGCAGCGGAAGTAGCAGCAGGCAAACTATAATTGTTAGCGTTTTCTGCAATACCGTCAAGTTTAGCTTTATCAGTTCTTGACATAAGCCCAGGATTGTCAACAGTAGCAGCATTGTAAGTAGTATTAGTCCAAGGAACAGCTACATACATTTTACCGTCGGCATCAAGAAGAATTGGATAATTTTTACCATTAGCGGTATATCCAATTTTAACAAGACCAAGAGCATCAGCAGTTGCTTTAGAATA